TCAAAGATCGCCGCAACGATCTCTATGAAGTGAGAATGAAGAAATAACAGAAACGAAAACGGTCTCTTGAATATTCAAGAGACCGTTTTCATCGAGCGGCAAACGAGACTCGAACTCGCGACCCTCAGCTTGGGAAGCTGATTTCAGAAACATATATAAACATTTGATTTTCAGATAAAAGCAAAGGATTACGCACCATCAAAAGACAAGTTTTAGAATATTTATTCAAACATAGACCCCTCTCCGAATATTATCCATTCCAATGAAATCCCATAATCATAAACAAGATAATATATCCATTCGGGCTTCAAAACACTACGGTCTGGATTTTTTCTCACATTTGCTATATTAGTACGAGTTATATTGTGCTTCCTCGTGAATGTTTTAAGCCCACGAATGCGTTTCTGTGCTTTGAGCATATCAATAGCTTCAAAGAAACGTTTAGTTATAGCGATTCCTTCTTTAGAAATTTTCATGACTCAAATTTTAGTCTTTGAAATCCATAGATGATTACATATTTGTTTTTATAATCGCTTCATACATCCGAGTACATGGAATACATGTCTTATCATATTTTTCGGTAGTTCTTGTATTCCGTATTCAGGAGATCTGTTTGTTGGAATTAAAGAATAACTATCTGGGTTGGATGCAGGACCTATCCTTTTTATAGTTCTCATATTGTTGGTTGTGACAATAGCGTAAACCTCACCATAAGGTAGAAAAGAAGCATCCTCTATTTCCTTTAGAGCTATTATATCGCCATGTGTTATTTCGGGTTCCATTGAATGTCCAGTGACATTGCACCAACATGTAGCTTCGTTGTACTTCTGAAAGTTAATGAGGTATTCGGGCGTGGTAGTCTGATCGTTCAGAACGATGTCGAATCCGCCGATGAAATCGACATTGTAATAAGGCACACCTTGTGTGTAGCTTTTTTGTGGAGTTAGCGCATTCCATTCTGATTCATGAACCATGCCTATGTTGCTACTGAGGGTGTATTGCTTGCTTTTTTGTTTTTCTTCCTCCTTAATCATCGGGACATCCGCTCCTGATAGCCACCCTGTGGTAAGGTTAAATTTTTCCTCCAGTATCTTTTTATACGAATCCTTAAAGGATGTCACTCCGTTCTCCATTCTTGAATACGTGTTTTGACCGACTTCAAGAATGGCAGCCATTTGTCGCTGTGTGAGATTCTTGTGAGTCCTCAGCAACTTCAGTCTTAAAACAGGATTAGTATCCATAAAAATCAATTTATTATCCATTTTAAGGATATTTAATGAATAAAATATCCATTTTATCCAAATAAGGGATATATTTGCACTACAATAATAATCTTAACGAAGCAAAGATAATGAAAGCCGTAGTAAAATCAAACATTCTGCCCGATAATGGGATAAAAATGACCTTGAAGGACTATTACGAATCTCTTCCCAAAACCACCAGCCCCAAGACCGAGTTTTTGAAGAGGGTTGTGGACGAGTGCGGAGTATCGTTCGGCACTGCGATAAACTGGGCAAAACGTGGTATGCACCCAGCGGACGAGAAGCACCTTCCCACGCTGTCGAAACTGACCGGAATCCCCGAAGAAGAACTGTTCGATTAAGAGTCATAAAGCGATGGAAGACATGGAATTTTACATGGCGGACGGTGAGTTGCTCTGTCAATATCCAGACGGTAGCGTGAAGCCAGTTACTGATAGCGACACAGACTTCATCCGAGAGATGGTAGCCACTATAAGGGAGTGGTATCCGGGAGCATACAATGCCCTATCGGAATGTTACAACAGAAGCGTGAACAATGTTCCTTACTTCCATTACCTGATGGTGCGGCGTTTCTTGAAGTGCAACTTCGGTAACCTTGACCACACAGCGTTGGACATACAACGGACGGGTAAGTTCAACTTTGAGAAGGTGCATTGCCCGTTGAGGGGCGAGTGCCGCTACGAGGGTGAAATATGCGGAGCAAAGTTCAACAGCCGCCTATCCGCAGCGGAGGTTAGGGTAATGCGCTTGGTGTACGATGGAATCAGCAACGACGAGATAGCAGAGCGGCTGTATATCTCTCCTCACACTGTAAAAAATCACATAAAGTCTGTATATCTGAAACTTGGGATTCACGAGAAATCGGAATTTATCCAGTATGCACACAATAACAACCTTTTTAATGATTAACTATGTTAAATGAAGCCATTTTAAAGATTGTACTAAACGACAAAACATTTAGTCAACGAGAAGCTGAAAAAATAGTAGGAAGCCGAAACCGACTATTTGAACTAGTTGGGAATGGGTCTATCCGTGCAGAGAAGAAACCGTCAGATAGACAAAACGGAAGATGGTATTGTAATGCTTACGATGTAATCAAATTCGCCTGTATAAAATAAGCCCCTTAATAGCATGAACACAACTTGTATTATCCCACGGTCAACAATCGAGAAACGATACGACAAGGCAAGGGAAGATTTCAACGACCAATACGACAACTCTCCTTACAAATTGAAATGTAAGGAATTTTATCTGGGAGGCGGGGTAGAAAACTACGAGGTCGCCAACAAGATACTATCGATGAACGAGGAAGAAATAGCAAAATCCTACCTTGAAGATTGCGACCCGAAAGACTGGCAGAGCATTCGTCGATACCGGGAAGACCTCATGTGTGATGCCACGGACATCTACAAAACCGCTATCGCTATGGTAAAAGCCGATATTCAGAAACTAAAAACCATACAGGACGAGGTAGAAAGTTTTCTTGACGACCATATAGGAGAAAACATGGACGGTCATTATCTCGACGGAGATATAAACTATGAAGTAGATTTGATCGACAAAAACGCCGACGTCCGCATTCATTACGACGCATACAATCACAAGGAGTGGGACAACGGCGACTATTTAACGCCACGTTCCGACAGTGGCTACATCGATACGGAATACACGGTAACCGTATTCGACGAATGTGGAAATGAAGAATTTGAGTTTAACGGTAATTTCCAAATATAACAGTCATGATATTCTACAAGTTATTTACCCTGCTCGCCATACTGCTTATGCTTTCCTCGATATTCGGGGTAGTCGCTTCGCTCATCAACGCCAACCTTTGGCAACTGGTGATAAGCATATCCCTGTTCGCACTGTCGTCGATGGCTCTTGCAGGGCAACAACAAACCGATAAGAAATAAATTATAGTTCCATATAAATCAAGCATATTCACCGCCCGTCCGGGAGGATATGCGGTGTATAAAAAGAAACATAACCCTTTAAACAAAAAAATATGTCAGAGTACGAAGTATTACAGGTTCAAGCACAGCCACAAGTCATGCAAATAGACGCCCTCGAACGGGCAAATGTAGATTCGCAAGTAGCCACGGCCAAGCAATATCCGAGAGACATTAGGCGGAGTATAGATAACTCCATCGTCATGGCGACAATGGACAAGGAGACGGCTCAATCCTGCGGTTATGCCCTTCCACGGGGAAATAAACCCATTACCGGCCCTTCTGTCCATCTAGCCAAGATAATCGTATCGAATTGGGGAAACATGCGTACAGAGGCCAAAGTCGTACAAATTACCGATCGTCAAATTATAAGCCGGGGTACGGCGTGGGACTTGGAAACGAATGTGGCAAGCGCATTCGAGGTTCGACGATCCATAATCGACAAGTATGGCAAACGGTATTCCGACGACATGATAACCGTAACCGGCAATGCGGCCAACGCAATAGCCTACCGCAATGCTGTTTTTTCGGTCATACCCAAGAGCATAACGGATAAAGTCTATCGGTCAGCGCAGAATTTTATAACAGGCGACCTGTCAAACGAAGACAAACTCAAAAAAGCAAAAGCAGAATGGATTGAATTCTTCAAGAACGAGTACAACATCACCGAGGAGGAGATTATAAAATTGTGCGGCAAGCAGACTATCACCCAGATACGAAGCAATGAGATTGCCCTTCTTTCCGGTATTCATCAATCCCTCAAAGATGGAGATACGACGGTAGATGAGATTATGAAGCCATACCGAGGCACGAAAAGCAGTAAATTCAAAGATATAGCCGGAGAAGCAGCCGGTGTCAAAGAGGGAATCAATCAGGAAGGAACTAAACAGACACTGTTCGACGATGGAAGCGCAAAGGACTCTTGAATGGTACAGGAAACGCCTCGGCTGTTTCACGGGCAGCCGCATAGGCGACCTAATGAAAGCGAACCGAAGCGGAAACGGGTTCGGGGAATGCGCCATGAACTATATTTACCAAGTAGCGGGAGAGCGCATGCTCAACCCAGCTATGATAAACGACGATGGTTTTTTCTCCGACTATATCACCCAGACAGACATATCGACCAAGCAAATGCGATGGGGAACGGAGAACGAGCCCGATGCCCGGCGCATATACGAACTTAAAACAGGCCGCCGTGTCGTCGAGGTAGGACTATGCAAACACCCCACCATTGCCCATTTCGCAGCCAGCCCCGACGGATATTATTACGATGAGAATAAGCGGGAGAAAGGGGTAATCGAGATAAAAAGCGTGGGAACAGCCACATATGCCAAATACTTCCACAAGATAAAGGATAACGATACCCTCCTGTCCACGGAGCCTAAGTACTATTACCAAATCATGTCCGAACTCATGTGCGTTGAAGCAGATTGGTGCGATTTCATCGTATATAACCCGTTCGAGAAGCCCTCCATGTTTATCAGACGGATATATCCAGATGATAACACCTTCAAGAAGATAGCCGAAAGGATATGCGAAGCCGATGAATTAGTCAATGAAATAATCAATTCATAAAAGACTATGAAATACAGTCAATCGTCAGTCTGCTGGAAAGAGCGGCAAAAGCGTTGGAAAAGTCCGACGACTACCGGCATAAAGAGCTGGCAAGATTGATGAGAAATAAAGTCAAACGATTAAATAAGAAATACAATGGACAAAAATGAGATCTTAAATAGTGACTGTGATGTCCGCATTAGTGTGGCAGAAAACCCCAGTACTCCCGCCGATGTGCTCACAGAACTGGCAAAGGATAGCGACTATATTGTTCGCTGTTTTGTGGCGAGGAATCCCAACACGCCCGCCGGTGTACTCACGGAGCTGGCCAAGGATATCAAATGGTGTGTCCGCAGGAATGCGGCAGGGAATCCCAACACGCCCACCGGTGTACTCTCAGAACTGGCAAAGGAAAGCAACTGGCATGTCCGCCGTTATGCAGCAGGGAATCCCAACACGCCCTTAGAAGTATTGTTTGAATTGACAAAGGATAGTGACTTTGGTGTCCGCAGGAATGCGGTAGGGAATCCCAAGTTCAAAGAAGTTTTTAACCGATAAGAATAAAAGCGATGTTTTACGAAATCAAACTGAAAGTAGAAAAAGAGAACAGCAAAGGAGAGATGAAAGAAGTCATCGAACACTTCATCACCGATGTAGTACTGTTCGCCGAGGCCGAGGCAAAAGGATTAGAGCAGTACAACGGAGATTGCGATGTATTCTCTATCACTCGCTCGAAAGTCATCGAGATAGTCAATGAAAAGGAAGAAGGCAAGCCCTTCTACAAAGCCACGTTGATAGACATATTCATCGATGACAACGGCAATGAAAAGGAAACGAAGTACTACACCCTCGTTTGCGCCAAAGACATCACCGAAGCCAACCGCCTCATGCAAGAACACATGAGACAAGGCCTTAAAGATATGCGGTTGGACGGAATTGTGAAAACCAAAATCATAGACCTGATATAGGAGCATAATGTGAGACATTCCCCGCAAGCCTATCCGGGTACGTTGTCGAGCACCATACGGAGAAAGGAACTGCGGGGAGAAATTAGCCATAAGTGTTTTAGGTGGTATCGGCAGTGGCGGAAAGGTAGACGCTATTAAGCAGTAGATTGATGCTCTAAGCTGAGGACGGTAGGAAATGACCGTTGGGAGACAGGTTGGCGAAAAGGAGACCAGCAAGAAGGTAAACAAGTTTAAAAGACAGGAACCAAAACCTACAACAGCGAGCCTTATTCATAGTAGGCGATAAAAGATGTAAGTGAGCAGCACAACAATCATGCGGGTTCGAGTCCCGCCTGCCGAACAAAAAGAGAAAGATATGCAATTAAAAGTCTTTACAGCATTCAGCGGATATGACAGCCAGTGCATGGCACTCGACCGGCTCGGAATCGATTACGATCTGGTCGGATGGTCGGAAATCGACAAGTACGCCATACAAGCCCATAATGCCGTATATCCTCAATACCGAGACAGGAACTTCGGGGATATATGCCATATAGACTGGGCAAAAGTTCCCGACTTCGACCTGTTCACATATTCTTTCCCCTGCACGGACATTTCAACGGCCGGAAAGCAAGCGGGATTGGAGAAAGGCAGCGGGACACGCAGCAGCCTGTTATGGGAATGCGAGAAAGCGATAGAGTCAAAAAAGCCGAAATACCTGCTCATGGAAAATGTAAAGTCCCTTACCGGAAGGAAATACAAGTGTTTTTTATCGGCATGGGAACAATACCTTTCCCAATTAGGGTACACGAACCATACGAAGGTTCTGAATGCGAAAGACTACGGCATTCCCCATAACAGGGAAAGAGTATTCATGATTTCGATACGAGACTTGGAATCGTATTATTTTCCGGAACCCTTACACCTTGAAAAGAGATTGAAGGACATTCTCGAATGCGACGTGGACGAAAAGTATTTTTTGAGCGAGAAGATGATAAAAGGTTTCATAAGACACAACATCGCTCACGTAAAAAAAGGAACGGGCTTTTTATGGTTGCCTAAAACAGGTGATGGCACAGCCAATTGTCTGAGAGCTAATGGAGCATTAAGTCCGACCGACAATTCGATAATCGTGAGGGAATATTCGGAACCCGAGATAATACAACGCAGCAGAGGATTTAACAAAGGAGGGACATACACGATATGCCCTGCGATAACAAGCAACTCGTGGCAGGAAAATAACTTTCTGTGTCTGGAAAAGATAAGAAGGCTGACACCGAGAGAATGTTTCCGGTTAATGGGTGTCAGCGAATCGGATATAAACAAGATTCAAAATGCGGGAATAAGCGACAGCCGGCAATATGTGATGGCAGGTAACAGTATCGTCGTAGATGTCCTTTTCCACATATTCCGAAAACTGTTCACGGACAAATCATGCGAATCTATGCAAAAGAAACTTTTCTGATAAAAAGACAAAATATAATGGAAGAACAGGCCACATACAACAGAAAACTCAAATACGATGTATTGATAGGGATAGACCCCGACGTGGAGCGTAGCGGCTACTCCGTATTGGACACAAGGAAAATGAAAATGGAGATGAGTGTTTGCCCATTCCCCTTGTTGGTAGAGGGTATAAAAAAACTTCATGAGCACTGCAAGAAAAACGATGAACGAGTGGCGGTATATGTCGAGGCAGGTTGGAAGAACAAATCCAACTGGCATTTGTCACCGAAAGACACACGGGCGAGCGCAGCCAAGAAAGGCGAGCATGTAGGTCGCAACCAAGAGACCGGTCGCAAGATAGTCGAAATGCTGAGTCATTACGGAATACAAGTCATGGAGCAATCCCCGTTGCGCAAGTGCTGGCAAGGGAAAGACGGCAAGATCACCCATGAAGAATTGAAGCGGTTGTGCCAGATGAGCGGGATAGAGTTTAACAGACCCCGCAGCAACCAAGAAGAAAGGGACTCTGCCCTGCTCGCTATCACCTGCTCCGGATTGCCCATTAAATACAAAGTCGTTGAATCTAAAATAAACAAACCTTATTGTGGAATGTAAATCAGTATTATGAGTACACAAGTATTATCAATAAAGCAGATGAAGCACTTGCAAGAACTTGGATTAAATACAAACTGTGCAAGTGCATGTTGGGTTAAAGTTACCAAAATTGACGGGAAAGAGGTGGAAAATTGTTGGAGTTTAGCTTTTGGTATTGTCCCAAACAAATTTGACAATATGGAGGCAGAAACCGCACCCACATTCACTTTGCAGGATATTTTGGATTTGTTGCCCAGACAAATGATTGATGAGTATGCAAGCCCTTTAATGATAAAATGCACATTCGATTTACTTGTACAGGTTTGTTATAAAGACATTTATGTCACTGCCGAACATGAAGATATTATCGATGCCGCCTACGAGATGTTATGCTGGTGCATAGAAAACGAAAATCTACACGGATTTCGTATTTGCAATTTATCCAATCAAAAATCAATAAATAAAAATACGCTATGAAAACGAACCAACTGATGAAAAGGCGAATGGGTAACATAGATGTGACCCAACGTACCAAAGACGGATTTTTCTGTGCATCCGAATTGTTGAAACAGTGGAACGAAGGCAACAACCACAAGAAAAATGTTAACCACTATCTCGAAAACAGTAAGACAAAAGAGTTTATAAAAGCTCTTATAAATGACGACGATCAAATTCGGAATTCCGAAAAACCTATAAATCAAATACTTATAATAAATAAATCGAGAACCAACAAAGACGGGAGCAAAGAGGCAGGGGCTGTTTGGATGTCGCCCTTACTGTTCATCGATTTTGCAATGTGGATTAACCCGTCGTTTAAGGTTAAGGTGTTGAAATTCGTCTATGACGAAATGATAAAGTACCGCAACGAAGCCGGCGATGCCTACAACAAACTAGGCTCGGCTGTTTCAAAGATCGTTCGGAAAGACTTCATGCCCCAAGCCATGCAGAAAGTAGGCGAAGCGTTGAACTGGATTGTGTTCAACGAGCATGAAAGGAATATCCGCAACCAATACGGCGAAGAAAAGAAACAGCGGGAATTGTACGAGCTGGAAAGAAAAGTCGCCGACCTTATCAACGAGGGCTTTATCAAGAGCTACGACCAAATGATAACCTATCTGAAAAACGTTTACCGGCACAAGTACCTGCCGGCTGTATTCTCATAACCCAGAATTGTTAAAACAAGAATAGCCATGATTATAGCCAAGCAAGTTATATCCTCCATTATCGAGGAAAAGAAAAAGAATAACAAGGAGCCCTCCATAGCGAGCTTTACCGAAATACAGTCGGTGGTTATCCGGTCACTCAAATCTGAGATAAACGAGCTATGCAAAACCGGTGAGATTGACAAGCACAAGACCCTGAACGGGTGGGCATTTTCAATCACTGAAACTACAAATTAAAAAATGTTTAATCATTTGATTTACAGATATTTATATTTGTAAAAAAGTAAATAATATATTAAATTTACCATGTAATAAATAAGAACAATTATGAGCACAATCTTACAGTTTCCAAACCGTTTCACGTCAGTGGAAATTGTCAATTATGAGTAAAATTCATGAGTTTATAAAAAGAAAATAGGAACTAAATATACATGGGACGAAATAGAAAAATGGGATTGGACTATTTTCCTTTTGACATAGACACATTTCAAGATATAAGAATACGAAAGTTAATCAAGTATCAAGGCGGTAAAGCTATGACGGTATATGCTCTCCTGCTATGTCTTATCTACAAGGGTGGGTACTACATGATGTGGGACGAAGAGTTGCCCTTCATTATTTCGGAACAGACCGGGTTTGAAGAGGCATATATATCAGAAGTGATTAAGAGCTGTCTGGCACTGGGGTTATTTTCCAAAGAATTATTTGAAATGGAACATGTATTGTCATCGAAAGGAATACAGGAACGATACAGGGACATTTGCAAACAGATCAATCGGAAATGCGATTTTGTCGAATATTCCCTTATTTCTTCCGAGGAAAAACATATTTCCTCCGAGGAAATGCCTATTTCTTCCGAAGAAATGCCAATAAACTCTGAGAAAATACCACAAAAGAAAATAAAAGAAAAAGAAAAAAAAGAAATACTCTCTAACGAGAGTATAAAGAAAAAAGCGGCGTCCGCCGCCACGCACGAAAGGAAAGAAGTCTTTTATCATTCCCTTATCCCTTATGCCGACAAGTACGGGAAAGAAATGCTTCGGGCATTCTTCGACTATTGGTCGGAGATGAACGCCTCCCAAACGAAAATGAGATTCGAGAAACAGCCCACATGGGAGCTCTCCAAGCGGCTCGCCACATGGGCAAACAACGAGAAAAAGTATGAAAAAAATAGAAGAGCTGCTACCGGAAAGACTAAACAGGAGCGAGTTGAAGAGTTTGCAAAAGCCATCGCCACCAAGCTGGCAACGGGAGATACTGGCAACCTACAAGACGGGGGAGAATCTGCTCTGCCTTTTTAGCCCCGACAATCAAGGCCGCTATTGCCAGAGCCTCGAACGATGCTTTATCGGCAAGGCTCCGAGCATAGCCCGTGTATCGAGGACGTTCGGCAGTCACATCGCCGAGTCGTGGCTGGAAATACAGCTTCTCGACCTCGCCGAGTTTTCGGGAGTCCGCAAGGACGGAATGACGGAAAAGGAATACGAGGAGATAGCCCGTATCATCATCTCCGGCTATGGTGATTTCAAGCTCACCGAGTTCATGGTATTCTTCCAGCGGTTCAAACAGGGGCTTTACGGGACGTTCTACGGAGTTTTCGACCCTATGGTGATAACGAGGTCTCTTCGAGAGTTCAGAGCCGACAGAGAGAAACTATTGCGGTTCTATGAGGACAAGAAAAGGCAGGAGGAAAAGGAACGGGAATGGGATCTCCGTGAAAAGGAGAAAGCGACACCCGTACAGATTCAAGAAATTATCGACAAATACAGCAAAAAGGAAAGTTAAGTATGAAAGATATAGAGCTTTACAACGACTCATTCCAGAATTATAAAGTCTATGGGCTGCCAAAAGCGCAGCTGATTATAGCAGATGTGCCGTATAATTTGGCGAATAACGCCTACGCCAGCAACCCCGCATGGTATATCGACGGAGACAACAAGAATGGCGAGAGCGCATTGGCAGGCAAACAATTCTTCTCGTCCGACAGCGAGTTCCGTCCGGCAGAGTTCATGCACTTCTGTTCCAAAATGCTCGTGAAGGAACCGAAAGAAGCCGGTAAGTCCCCCTGCATGATACTGTTCTGCGAGTACGAACAGCAATTCAAATTCATAGAGTTAGGCCGCAAATACGGGTTAAATCACTACATACCGCTGGTTTTCCGCAAGGACTTCTCGGCGCAAGTGTTGAAAGCAAACATGAAGGTCGTCGGCAACTGCGAATACGGTCTTATCCTTTATCGGGACAAGTTGCCCAAATTCAACAACAACGGGAGAATGATATTCAACTGCTTCGACTGGGTGAGGGACAACATCACGCCCAAATGCCACCCTTGCCAGAAACCTGTCCCGCTCCTCAAACGGTTGATAGAGATATTCACGGACAAGGGCGATGTTGTCATCGACCCGTGCGCAGGAAGCGGCACGACCCTGTATGCGGCAGCCTCATTGGGAAGAAAGGCATATGGCTTCGAGGTCAACAAGCAATTTTATAACGACGCAAATGAAAAGGTCTTGAAAAGAATACAAGTCAGTTTATTTCAATAAATTATAAAAATCATACAGATATGGGAGAAATAGAACTTATGAAAGGAGGAGAGCAATGAGAAAAACGATATTAGATGCCTGTTGTGGGGGAAAGATGTTCTACTTCGACAAACATGACGAAAGAGTTCTTTTTCAAGACATTCGAAAGGTCTCTACTCATTTATGCGATGGTAGATTATTTGAAGTAAATCCCGACATACAAGCCGACTTTACAAATATGCCCTATGAGGATAAGTCTTTTTCAATGGTAGTTTTCGATCCGCCTCACTTATTAAGGAATGCTGGAAAGTCAGAGATGGCAGATATGTACGGAAGTTTGAACGAAAAAGCATCGCCAACAGGCTACCAACAAATTAAATACGGAGCTCTGTATTCAGATTGGCGTGATATGCTGGCAAAGGGATTTAAAGAATGTTTTCGAGTCCTGAAACCCGGAGGATTTTTGATTTTCAAATGGAACGAGACAGACATCAAAGTGTCGGAAGTTCTCAAACTCACACCTGAAAAACCAATATTCGGGCATATATCCGGCAAACGTTCTAATACACACTGGATTTGTTTCATGAAAGATTATATAAAGGAGGAATAAAAGATGAAAATAGAAGATATTGAAAATGCCGCATTAGACTGTGCCCTATTCGAGGATTATTACTATAACCCCGACTTGCAGCCTGCATATATAGATGGTTTCAAGCGTGGAGCAAGCTGGCGTATTGATTCAGTGTGGCATGAGGCAAGTGAAGAACCTGAAAGGAACAGAATATGTATCGCCCAACTTGGAGATAGTACCCTTGATACCTTTTATTATTCAGGAAATTGGGGGAGATTTCCACGTGGAATTAATATACAACGCTGGGCATACATAGAAGACTTGTTGCCCAATAAAAAGGAAGTCGTATAACAGAAATAATAATGTAAAAAACAAGGAAGAATTTATGATACGGAAAGTAGAAATGTACCAAGCCGTGTGCGATAATTGTGGTAAGGCTTGTATCAATGAAGATATTTGTGCATGGAGTGAAGACAGTCAGGCCATAGAAGATGCTCTTTATATGGACTGGCAAATTATCGATGACAAGCTATACTGCCCGGACTGCTATGAATACGATGAAGAGACAGACGAATACAAACCGATAAAGAAAGAGGAATCGAGATGAAAACAAAACAAGTATTGTCAATCGAACAAATGAAGCACTTGCATGAGCTTGGCTTGGACACGAGTGAGGCAAGTATGCACTGGCAGTTTTTACCCACAGCCAATGCCATTATCAATGGAACAGATGAGCTTGAAGAAGAACCTTGTCTTTTTATAAGCCAGCCAAACATGAAACATGAATACCCGGCTTATACCTTGCAGGATATTATAGGCAGACTACCATGCTACATAAGAGAAAACAGTAGTATGTACAAAATGCGCATTGAACCTACTTTAATTGGAATATGGGTTGTCAGTTACGGAATCGGCGCATCTGAACCTCTTCTTTCCGAAGAATCCGAGAATCTTATTGATGCCGCCTACGAGATGTTATGCTGGTTAATCGAGAACGAATATGTAAAAAATGTGGAAAACTAAAAAAGTAAAATGGTATGACAGTACAAGAATTGATTGACGAACTTATGAAAGTTCCAGATAAGTCAGCCGAAGTGTTTTATCTTTCAGATAGTGGCGATTTCTTTAATAATTTAAAAGTCTATTCTATGGGTAAGATATATGGAGATGACGAGGTTACAGAAGTTTATCTAATTAATGGCGATTGAAATATGAAGAAGATAGATTTAACAGGGAATAGGTATGGTCACCTTACTGTCCTGAAAGAAAATGGGAAACGAGGAAAGAATATTCTTTGGCTATGCCGTTGTGACTGTGGAAACGAAATAAATGTAATTCCGTATAATCTAAAAAACGGTCATACGCAATCATGTGGATGTATTAGGGGAAATAATCGTATAACGCACCATAAATCAAAAAGTAGGCTGTATAGAATATGGAGGAGTATTAAAAGTAGATGTCTCAATGAAAATGTATCTCATTATAAATACTATGGTGGTAGAGGGATTTCATTATGCGAGAAATGGACGAACTCATTTGAAAAGTTTTATGAGTGGGCTAACGCAAATGGGTATCAAGATAATTTGAGCATTGACCGAATAGATGTAAACGGCAATTACGAGCCATCAAATTGCCGTTGGACTAACGCAAAGAAACAGGCAAATAACAAAACAAATAACCGATTGATTGAGTATAACGGAGAAACCCATACTTTATCAGAGTGGTCAGACATATTAGGTATTAACCACTTGACTATATCTAAAAGGATAGATGATTATGGTTGGGACATAAAGAGGGCATTTGAAACTCCTGTTCGAGATAGAATATCCGATGAAATGATTCAATGCGATTGTGGATGCGGAACAATTATTAGACGCTATTCTAAATATGGAAGAGAACGTAGATATGTTGTCGGACACAACAATAGAAAACGGTAATAGAACCCCTATGTATTTGTGTATGATTTCGAACTGGTAAAGTGAAATTATGAAAGTAGATAAAATAGAGGCATTTGATTATATGCTCCACCTTTTTGAAGAGTGGCGGGATAATCATGAAACGATTAAGGGCAAGCCGTTTCCTAAACTTACAGCCATGAAACTGCTGTTTTTGGCTGCTGCTCCTAAGAAAGATGGAGGCGATGACCTTTTAGACATATTCGATAATTTCTATGCTATGCCATATGGCCCGGTAGAGAGTGATGTATATAATGCAATGTGCGAAGATAAACTTCCTTCGTTTTCGGTTAAATATCGTAGTATTGAACCAAGAGAAGGTGCGGAACCATATAACGCAAAAAGATATAATGACAAATTTTATCACAGAGTAAGAAATGCGGTAAATGATCTGAGAGAGAAAAACGAAAAATTGGTATTACTAAATGCTTTTGAACTAGTAGAGATTACTCATAGATGGTCTAGTTGGAATCGGGCGATGGATTTTGCTGAATTTATGAAGCAATTGAGTGCCAAGATGTCTATTGATTCTATTAGGGATTCAAGCAAGATATTCGATTTAAAATGAAATATAATCATGGAAGGAAAAGAAGTAGGAGTATAGATGAAAGGGAATGCCTGTACATTCCCATAGAAAGCGAAATCACGCACTTTTCTTATCGCTCACCAAGAACGAAAAGTATTTAGACCTTTTAGGGTAAATCTTTTTACCGTTCTTGATGATATAACGGCAGAATATGCGGATTTTCCCACTTTCATTTTGAACTTGATCTTTCACATTAACACCTCCTTTCCGTTTTGCCTGCCGACCTGTATCGACAAGCTATAAGTTGCACCCTGTCAAGTGCAACTAAAAAAAGCCCAAAGTTACAGGACATTGGGCTTAATGTCTTTCTCACACGAGAATGGACAAGATGATGGCGAATGACAGTTCGCCGGATCGGAGGTGTTAATGTTCCGAATCAAGTTCGATGCAAATATACTTCGATATTTAGTTATCAAATATCAAATTAACTCTTTTAATAGTTTAGTTAACATTGTTGTATTATGAGTAAAAAGAAAATCTACATCTCCCTACCCATTACCGGCAGGGACTTCGATGAAGTGGAAAGTGAAATACTATACGTTTCGGGAGTCCTCGAAATGAAAGGATACCGTGTCGTCACACCGATAGACTTCGATGTGAACCCCGATTTGGACAAACCCTATCATGAACTTCTGGGAAACGATATAAAGGCTCTTATGGAATGCGATGAGGTATGCCTTTGCCCCGGTTGGGAAAAATCCAAAGGCTGCCAGTTAGAACATTTTGCGGCCAAACTATGGGATAAAGAGATAATGGAATTTGAACGATTAAAATACAGTAAGATATGGAAAGAAAAGTAGGAGAAATATTTGAGTACAACGGTGAGTGGTATCAGTGTGTAGAGCAACCAAAACAATATGATTGTGCCACTGTTTTTGAATTATGTGCTTTTAGTGCTGTTGGTAATTGCGAACTTGATAAATGTAGTGGAACTTATAGAAGTGACAGTAAATCTGTAATCTTCAAGAAACTTGAAAAGGTCGGAGAGCCACATTTTATATACGACAAAATTTTTAAAGGCGGTAAAGTTTATGTTCAAAACTTCATGGTATATGAAGATTTTAAAAATCATAAACCTATATGCGATGATTATGTATTATATGATTGGCATGAAAAAATAATAAGTATAGAAATCAAACAAAACAAAGAAGATATGGAAGAAAAGAAATTGAGTCTTAAACCCTTTGACCTTGAAGCAGCCAAAGCTGGCAAGCCAGTATGTACTCGTGATGGTAGAAAGGTAAGGATTATTTCCTTTGATAGAAAATTTTTATTCAAGGGCGTAAGCTATCCAATCATTGCTTTGGTAGAAGATACTGCCAAAGAAGAAACCATATATGGTTATAATGAAAAAGGTAAGGTTCTAATTGAAGATGACGCGACATATAAAGATGACTTAATGATGCTCCCCCAGAAGAAAGAGGGGTGGATTAACTTGTGCAAAAATAATCATGGAGATACATCAGTTGTTGGCGTATTTCCTAACAGAGAAGAAGCCGTAAGTAATTGTCCACCATCGTATTTAGGCACAATTAAAATCGAGTGGGAGGAGTAAGTTATGTGGATAGCTAGGGACGAAAGTGGAAAATTGTTTATGTACTCAACTAAACCATTTAAACGTAAGTATACATGGGGATTTAAAGATAAAAATACTACTGTTGTTGTATTAAGTGACAGTTTATTCCCAGAAGTAAAATGGGAAGATAAAGAACCAAGAGAGTTGATATTGAAATAATTGTGTAAGACAAGTAAATCATGGACATTGAAATATTGAAAGAGGAGTACAGCCGGAAGATGGAGAAGGCTCTGAGAAGGGGTGACTTCGCTCTGTTTGACAACTTACGAAGGCAATACGACCGGCTACTACAAACCCGTGAGCAAGTCACGGCAAAAACAATCACCGACACCATGAGCAAAGAGGACAAAGAGAAATGTAATCGCCTCCTGAGAAAAATCCCAGTGTTGGCGGACATTGCAGAATCCTCCGCCGTCGATTTACTTTCACTACTGAAAAAATACGACGGCACTGTTACCCTCCCTATGCTGGAAGAACTGCGGGCGTTCAACCACATCGCCCGTGACCTGCGATCCATCATAGACCGTGTAGGCGACGAATCTTTTGCCATTTCCTTTGGAGATACATGTGACAGGGTGAACGAAAAAATCGAAAGCATATTTGATGAAAATTAGGAGTAAAATATGAGTTATAAAAAATTATTTGAAACATGATTGAGAGTATATACAAGTCATATCCTTTCTGCGAGAATTGGGAGAAGAAACATTGCAAGAGTGTCATTGAGGAAGCCTATCAGTGGGGTGAACAACTCAAAAAGAAAAATATTAAGCAAAAAATTAATACAAGAATAAACATGATGAGATTTTATAATGGGACGAAGCAGGATATAAATGGGAACTGCAAAGTTACCAAAAGTTAAACTCTTGATTATGAGCAAAATAAGGTTGCAAATATTTGGTTAACTCACTGATAATGAGTATCTTTACAATACTAAAAGAAACCAATATTATTTACTAAAATAGTATAGCGATGAAAACATTTGAAGAATTTAAGAATGAGGTTAATGAGTTGGTGGACATCTACAATCAGCAAGACCACTGGGTCGATGGTGAAGTAGGTAGACTTAAAGTAACTATCAAACCGATATTCGGAGATTTTAGCAACGATGGCTATATGCCGAAGTATTGCTCTAACTTCGTAATTTATTATGGCAGCGAGAATCCTTGCAAAACTAATCGCTTCTTTACGTTTGATTTGATGATTAACAAATACGTGTCTGGATTCATATCTTCTAAGGATAGGACTACAAGAAAGAATGCAAGAAATGCATTCAAAGGTATTTTTGAGATTTAATTTAGTACCCTTACAATACTAAAACAAACAACATTACTAACAATTAAAAGACAAGAACGATGAAATACCAAGTATCAAAGAAAGGTTCAAGTGTAACATTTAAGTTTGAAACATACGAAGAAGCAGTTGATTTTTGCAACACAATGATTTTTTTGGAAAATGCAAGAGGCGCAGAATATCCAGAACTTACAATAAGTGAAATAAAATAAGATATATTACATAAGAGCAATGAAAACATTTGATTTTTATCAGGACCGCAAAGTAACATGTTGGGAGCGTACTCAGTTTTCTATCGAAGCAGAAAGTTATAAAGAAGCGTTAGAAATAATAAAATCATGGGAAGGTGAAGATGTACTTTGTTTTGAAGATGACAAGCAGATAATGGTTACAGACGGAGAAACTTTATATGAAACATCAGAGGCTATTTCTCCTATTGATAACGGAGGTAGACCAACTATAGAAGTATTTGATAGTACAGGTAACAAAATTACTGATAATGTCATGAAAACACGATTATGAAAGTATATAACTCAAATGGTATATTGGTAGCAGAAGGCTACTTGGTGTCCAATCCTAATTTTGTCCCCAAAGGTGAATACAAAGAAACAGAATTGGACAGATACAAGCGTAGTGTTGATTTTCGGATAACGAACTGTGGTAACAGGTATGAAATCATCTTCAATAAGCCTGTTGTTCTCAAAGAGACACGCTCTATCAAGCGCATAAGCAGCAAAAACAGTTACGCATACCTTGTTACAGAAAAAGCCTTAGAAAGCCTGAAAAAGCAATATACTCACGCTTGCGATTTCTAATCTTATTATCATAAAAAGTTTATTTACAAATTAAATTATCATACAATGGACAAACAAATAGCATCTGTTTATGAAACATACGACTACGATAAGTTTCATATCATGGAAAAAGGGAATAGGGAAATTGACCATTACAAGAAGATTGCAACTCAAATGAATGAGCAATTCCTATTTACAGTTATTATTGTGAATGAAAAATTTGAAATAATAGATGGGCAAAACCGTTTTCTTGCATCAAAGGAACTACATAAACCTATAAGATACATCATAGTAGAAGGATACGGCGTTGAGCAGGTGCGTATGTATAATATGGAAGCTCGGAATTGGCAAAAAAAAGACTTTGTTAAATCCTATGCAGATGAAGGTAAAAAAGAGTATGTGAAGATAATGGAGTTTCAAAAAAGGTATCCAGATTTCCCAATCTCTATATGCGAATTTTTCTTGCGAATGTCTTTGACTTGTGATTATGATAAAAAGAGACACCTAAACCATAGTGCCATACGAAGAGGTCTTTTTGTTATAAAAGATTTTGAAACCTCATGCAAACTAGCAGATATGGTAATGGCTTATAAACCCTTTTGTGAAAACCAGAGTTCACCAATATACAGGAGAAGGGAGTTTGTAGCAGCTATTATAAAGCTATATCGATGTGAAGACTTTGACAATGAGCTCGTATTAAAGAAAATAAAACTCAATCCCCGTGCTTTCACTCCATGTGTAAATTCCGATGATTATATCAGAATGATCGAAGATATAGTGAATTTCAGAAGTAGGAATAAGGTGAGATTTAATGTATATTCAAAATAGCAATAAAGGCAGTAAATATCGCTGATTCTCTCACAGTAGAGTTTAAGAAATATATTTATATATTTCATTTCTTAAATCTTGCTACCTGAAAGGAGTGTCAGCGATATTACTGTATCTGTATCAAATTTGCCGCTCAACGGAGAATGCAGGAAAACACTAAAACTGGCGAATATAGTAGATTAAACAAATTTAGTCTTAAAAGTATATGAAATTCATTCACTTTTACTATTTTTGAAAAAAAATCGTATGAAGTAATGCGAAACATGCCTATGGACGAAATTAAAATTTTTGAGAATGAGCAATTCGGAAAAGTAAGAATTGCAATGAGTGAGAGTAACGAGCCATTGTTTTGCTTGGCAGATGTGTGCAGTATTATAGGCATTACTAACGCAAGAAATGTCAGGTCAAGACTTGAAGAAGATGATGTCCGCCAAATGGACACCATAGATTCGTTAGGTAGAAATCAACAAGTTACATTTATAACAGAAAGCGGTTTATATGATGTGATAATTCGTAGTGACAGCGAAAAAGCAAAGCCGTTTCGCAAATGGGTGACAAGTGAAGTTCTCCCTTCTATCCGAAAACATGGCGTATACCTGACAAACGAAACACTTGAAAAGGCTCTTTTATCTCCAGATTATTTAATTAAACTTGCTACCCAAATTAAAGAAGAACGCCAAAAGCGCATTGAAGCGGAAAAAAAAGTAGCTGAAGCCGCACCGTCAGTTGCATTTACGAATGCGGTTCAATCTTCTAATACTTCTTGCTTGATTGGAGAACTTGCTAAATTAATTGCTCAGAACGGTTATCCAATCGGAGAAAAGCGGTTATTCGCATGGCTGCGTGAAAACGGATATCTTGGGAAACATGGTGAACGGTACAATATCCCCAATCAGCAATATATTGAACAAGGATTATTTGAGTTGAAAAAAGGAGTACGGTCTGGTAATGGTGGCGTATTACATACCACTATAACACCGAAAATAACCGGAAAAGGACAAGTATATTTTGTAAACAAATTCCTTAGAAATCAATAATAAATACACAGTGTGAAGATGCACTGCACAATTATACAATCATGGACGAAATAACCGCTATATTAAACAGTGCCCGACCCGTTGATAATATTATCAATGACTTAAAAAGAAAATCCGTTTGTGTTCCTTCATGGGAATTTCTTATTAAAGCGTATGAACCATCATTCCATGAAATAGCCAAAGATACTATAACACGAAAAGATAAAATACGCAAAGACGGGACAAAAGAAGAAGCATCACGCATTTACATTGGCCTTGAAAAGCTGCTTACAAAGCGTATGACTGAGTTCATGTTTGCCATTCCTGTAAAACGTATCTACCACAACACAGAAGGATTTGAAGTCCGCCAACAGATAGCAAAGGCTATAGAGGCAATTTACAAGTATGCCCGAATCGATACAGAAAATATTAAACGTGCAAATGCGTATTTCGCCTCATGCGAAATTTTCACAATTTGGTACGTAGTAGAAAAGACCAATACATTATATGGTTTTAATAGTAAGTATAAGCTAAAATGCAAGACATACTCGCCAATGGAGGGAGTAAAACTATATCCATTGATCGACGAGCTTGACGATATGCTTGCAATGTCCTTTGAATACACCAAAAGGGTAAAGGACGAAGTAATTACTTATTTTGAGACATACACATCGGACAAACATTATAAATGGAAACAAAATGGTAAAGGTTGGGAACCTGTCGGTACTGTTGAACAAATACGATTAATGAAAATACCCGGTGCATACGCATTTAGACCTGTTCCTATATACCACGGATTAACTCGTATTCGCAAAGAATTGGAATATACACTTTCTCGTAACTCCGACGTGATTGCCTATAATTCAGCACCAATTTTGAAAATAGCCGGTGGTATAAAAGGTGGAGAAGATAAAGGAGAAAGCCGTAGAGTTTACCGTGTGGAATATAATGGAGACGTATCGTATGTATCATGGTCGCAATCTATCGAAGCATTGAAGTATCATGTGGAAACCCTGCTTAAACTCTATTGGATGCAATCGCAGATGCCGGACGTTTCTTTTGACAACATGAAGTCTTTGGGGAACATAGGTTACGATGCCAGACAAATGCTTTTGACCGACGCACACTTAAAGGTTGGAGACGAAAGCGGCTCATGGATTGAGCTTTTCGAACGTGAGGCAAGTGTCATCAAAGAATTTTTGAAGCACATGAACACATCATGGGCAAGCGAAATTGATAATATAGAGATTGAACATATCATTACCCCCTTCATACAACAAGATGAAGATGCCACAGCAGATCGCTTATTGAAACTTAATGGAGGAAAACCAGTCATGTCTCAGCTTGAATCTATCCAACAGGCAGGTTATAGCAATGACGCGCAGGCTACATTGGAACAGATACGGCAAGAGGAGACTATCACTTCACAAAGCAGGGTCGATAATATATTCGGAGAGTCAGCAATTTAAATACTGAAACATTATGAGAAAAAGAATATCAATGTGGCTCATTAAGTTATCTTATAAAATCAATCCACAAGAAAGATTGAGCAATATTGAAAGTGTTGATAACTACGAAGCAAGGAAGCTTGGCGTCTGCCTTGTCCTGACTAAAAAAGAAATCAAGGATTACCGAAAGAAGAAGAAAGTTGACGAAGGGTGGTCCAACCGTAAGGCTGTTGAAATGCTTGTCTGTGAAACCAAGAATGAGATACGCAAGTCAATCATCAACTCCATCAATCAAAAAGATTTGATTGAATATACAGTCTGCAAGGTTGGGGACGAGATCCATGTGAGAGGTGAAATCAAAGTGTACATCAAGAAAGAACAGTAAAATGAAAGTTCCAGTTGATAATATGACTTTCGCTGAAAGTGAATACCACCGTGGAGATAAAATTTGGACAGCCCAAACACTCTATGACTTTGCAAAAGTAAAAGAATACCCTATACTTGATATGCCCTTATGGAATATTGACTTGACAGCAGAGCCGTTTGAGTGTAATCAACTTCATAGTTTTATATTTCAGTGCAAACGAGTGAATCAATGTTCTCTTGAATATCCTATTATTCTTGATGATGTAGGACAAATCGCCGATGGATACCACCGCTTATGTAAAGCAATACTAGAGGGTAAAGAAACAATTAAAGCTATTCGTTTATTGGAAATGCCAGCACCTGACAGGGTTGAAAATAAATAATACGCAATGGCAAAGCCAAAAACTCCAAATCAGAAACGCAAGTACGGCGAGCTGAATAAACGGCTCGCCAAGTACGTCATGCTTGTGGAATCCATATACGAGGATTTGAATTTAGAGGCGGCTAAAATAGTCGGAATTACCGATTTTACCATTGATAGTGATAGGACGTTTATGTGGTCGGATTATCCCCAAACAAGGAAACGGATAAGAGACTTACAAGAACGGTTCGTTGAGGACATCGGATCTGTAATATATAGTGGAACTTCTGAAGAATGGAAAAACAGCAACGAAGTTCAAGATCTTCTTGCCAACAAAGTATTGCAAACTTATGGCGCAACCATAGGAAAGGAGAAATACGAAATCCTATACCAGCCCAATAATGATGCATTGAAAGCGTTTCAGCAACGTAAGGATAAAGGATTTACCATATCAGATAAGTTGTGGAATCAATCGACTCTGTATAAACAGGAACTTGAAGAAGCCATATCATGTGCCATTCAAAAAGGTACGAGTGCAATTACATTAAGCAAGCAAATCTCCAAATATCTGCTCGATTTCCCGCAACTACAAAAAGATTACAAGGAAAGGTTCGGAAAAGCATCACGGGCAATGGATTGCGAGTATCGTTCTATCCGTTTGGCTGCTTCCGAAATCAATATGGCATACCGTCAAGCTGAAAACCTACGCTGGCAGCAGATGGACTTCGTGGTGGGGTATGAAATCAAGTTGAGCAACAACCATACTTGCAACGGAAAGCCTTTCCAAGACATTTGCGATATACTAGCTGGGAAGTACCCGAAAGACTTCCAATGGACCGGTTGGCATCCCCTTTGCCGGTGTTACAAGATACCCATTCTAAAAACCGAAGAAGAATTTTTGGAATGGGACGGTCGGAGTGAAGCCACGACAGCAAGCGTGAACGAAGTTAAAGACGTACCGGACGCTTTCAAAAAGTGGATAAACGAAAATATACAGCGAGCAAAGAGTTGGGACAGCGCACCTTATTTTATTCGTGATAATGATAAATATATTCGTGAGGACTTTAAGGTAAATGTTTATAACAAGACAGAGAAAACCTTTGTTCGAAAGCGCAGGACAAATCTTGCTATGAGCCGTGTAGAGTATTACAACAAGATCTATCCGCATATTCCCGAAGTGCAGCAAGCTGCGGTCAATGCCTATACCCAAGCCATCTCCTCTGGCAACAAGAGGGCTACTAGTCGTGAAATTAACCGCCGTTTACGCAATGGAACGGAAGATGAATATGTGGACGTGGCAAGCCGTCTGATAAGTCAAGCCTTATCAAGGCTCCCCAAATATGAAGGTGTTGTTTATCGTGGAGAGACCATGAGCATAAAGAAACTTCAAGAACGGTTCCTTGACCATATCGGCGATGTAGTGTCCGATAAGGGTTTCATTTCGTCCAGCCTTTACATGGATACACCTATGAAGTTCATATCACATGCCGGAATACCCAAGAGTCACAAGCGTGTAATCTTTGAGATACAAAGCAAAAACGGACGCAATATCAGCAAAATATCAGAATTTAATGGTATATTTACACTTGAAAATCAACATGAAATTCTGTTTGACAAAGGAACTAAGTTCTTGGTTAAGAAACGTAGGATAGAAGGAGATGGCACTTATAGAATAATACTTGTAGAGCAATGAAGAAGAAATATAAAATAATCGGCGAAACGGAAAAAACCGTTACTTTTATCTATGGCGGTACAGAATGCTGCTATGCCAAATCCTGTTATTCTTCTATCGAGGAAGTAATTAAAGAGATTGATGAGGAAAGGAAACAAGAAAAAGAAGTAATCAAGCATATCGAAGCCCAGCGTGCTACTATGACACTCGAAGAACGCACCGGCTGGGACGAGGCCGACCGTGCCGTGTTTGAGCGTTGGCAAGATGAAGCCAATACCAATATGTACCTTGACGGCATTATTTATGAAGATGAAGACCCGGATTTCAATCCATTCAGGAAAGACGATAAATAGTGGCAACCATGAAGCAAATCAAGCTATCAAAACAGGAGAAGCAAGTGTTGCGTTTAATCAGCAGCGGGATTGTCTGCCCAAACACTTATCCGCACCATATATTCATTTCGTGCGTAGACTCGCTGGAAAGATTAGGTCTTGTCAAAGGTCTATGGAACGAGGGGCATGAACTTGAAGATGTCCGCATAACGAAATATGGAAAAATTTATCTTGCCACCAATCCTAACTTGCGCAATCCCATAGACTGGAAATGGATTATAACTACCATCATCGCAGTAGCAAGTGCCATATTCGGCGCTATGGCCTTGTTTGTGGCTTGCTCGATAAAATACGGATAATTCCTTTGATTTAAATAATTGATGTTTATACAACTCTAATTTGGCATTTGTTTACACACGTCTATTTTGAGGCATATAAAAAGCGGTGAGATTAATTTTTCATCGCTTTCTTTTCATCTTTTCTGCTACAACTTTTGGGGAAACATCTTTCACCAATTTATCCGTTTAATATGTTAAAAACATACTTTTCACCTATTTATGCTTGTATATATGTCGTTTATAAAATACATTTGTGACACTAAATTGTTTCAAACATGAAAATGCATAAGAGCTTACAAAAAATTGATTCTGTGGTATTTTCAGATTATATTTTGAAGCACTACGGACCTATGTCGCATTTAAAACTACAAAAACTAATTTTTTACTGCGATGCGTATTGCCTTGCATACTTTGATAAAGAGCTTGTAACGGACCAATTCGAGGCTTGGGTACATGGTCCTGTTAGCCGTAAAGTGTATAATAGTTTAAAAGATAAGTCTATTTTATATAGTGACCTTATCTATTCTAAGAAGGAAGGAGAAGATGTAGATGTAGAATTTGGGAAGCTTACTCAAGATCAGCAAGATTTAATTTTATCTGTATTAGGCGACCTTTCTAAATGGACTGGTATAGAATTGGAAGCCGCCACTCACAAAGAAAAGCCTTGGCTAGAAGCTCGTAAGGGATATTCTGAAGCCGATAAATGCAACGAATTGATTTCAAAAGATACTACACGTTTGTTCTATAAAACAGAAATCAATGGCGGGATATAAAAGCAAACAAAAAACTACGTTTTTTGCTAAAAATAAACAAAGTGTAAATGACTCATACCGTGCTTCTAATTTTAAACTTTCTTTCCAATATCTCGATACCACTCAAAAATACGGTTCTTCTTTTAAGGATTGGCAGCAAGCAGGTCTATTAAGTCATGCAATGGAAACATTGAAAGGTTATTGTTGTTCCCCACTTATGGGGCAGGTTGACGGAGACAAATTTGCTATATATGGTTCTTTCCCTCCCAAAGATAAGACGATGTTCGAATATCCAAAACATGTTCCTGAAGATGCGAATTGGGCAAGAATACATATAAATGGTTCTGCGGTTATCATTGGACATATTGTTGGAGACACATTTCATGTGTTTTTTTTGGATAAAACACATAAGTTTTGGCTTACAAGAAAGGAAACTGGTAAATGAACACAAAGACATTAGACCAAATCAAAAATGAATATTACGGTCAAGTCGGTACACTAGAACGAGACCAGATAGAACGGGAACTTGAAGCCCTGCGAATCAGGTTTAAAATACGTAGTGTAAGAGAGAAAAAGTAAATGGTCCAAGCCGAACTTCCCAGCAAGATAGATAAGAAGTGCACCTTCATTTCAAAAGTGGAAAACGATGGCGAGAACATTACTCTGAAAACCTTATATGATGTTATGGAGCGTGGTCTCGGCGGAAAGTTGAAAATTGAAGTGATAATTTGATCCCTCAATAAATAGACATTAATCTCCATGTATTTATTTGTGAAGATATGGGGATTTTACTTTAAACGGAATTTCGCCTTAGGATTCACTGATTTAGGAAATCGTATAATAGCCCTCAAAGGTTAATAATATTGAATTATGTATGAAATTCATACACTTTCAAGATTCCATGCTCTAATTTTGTGCCCAATAATTAGCATTACCTCGTAAAATTCAATACTTTTGTAATGCTACAAGTTGATGAACTTAATCATCTCGCAGGGCAAGCGGTTAATTTGCTCAATAGAAAGTTGGGCTTTTTTTATGCCTATACTTTTATATATTGGCGGCCTCCTATACGTAAGTAAAGATTAGCCTTTCGAGGTGAAGTCCATTAACTTGTAGCAGCGTATATGGCGGCCGCTTTTTGCTACCTATCATACAACTTAATGCTACAAGTTTATGGCAGCCCAAATTCAAGTCCTAAAACAAACAGAATTGCTTGGACACCAATTCACAGTTTACGGAACAGCAGAAAATCCCATGTTCCTTGCAAGAGAGATTGCAGAATGCATCGATTACGACAAAACAAGCCTTAACAAATTGGTTGCATCTGTAGATGATGATGAAAAGGGTCGGAACATTATTCCGACCCCCGGTGGAAACCAACAAGTTTGGTTCCTAACCGAAGGTGGTTTATACGAAGTCCTTATGCAAAGCCGCAAGCCAATAGCCAAACAATTCAAGAAAGGGGTCAAACAAATCCTTCACGAAGTACGTACCACAGGCGGCTACATCTCCACCAAGCAAGAAGACACACCAGAAGAAATCATGGCACGTGCGCTAACCATTGCACAAGCCACTCTTGCCAAAAGAGAAGAACGATTAAAGCAGCTCGAAGCTGAAAATGCCCAGAAACAAATTATCATCGAGAGAAAAGACGAGGAAATATCAATAAAGGACGATACTATAAAGGTCCTCGCCCCCAAAGGTAAATGTTACGATGAAATCATGTCGAGTGAAGGACTTGTGACGACAAACATGATAGCGGCATTCTTAGGTGTATCGGCTATAAAACTGAACAAACTACTCTGTGAATGGGGAGTTCAATACAGACAATCTTCTGTTTACTTCCTCACGGCCAAATACCGCAGTAAAGGATTTACCAAACATGTCCCCTACCCTTATATGGATAACGGAGTACAGAAATCAAGAGAACACATGTATTGGACCGAATCAGGCAGAAAGTTTGTCATTGAATTGTTCAATACCAAACTCTCGGCATAATATCAGCTATAACCATAAAGTTATTATAAATCCAAAGGGGCGGTTTATCCGCTCCGGGGTTACCCTACCCTAATAGGGTGCTTTTATATGTTTGTTAAATTATAGACGGGGCAGCCGCTTGTGAAAGTAAGCTATCCCACCGGTAGCGGACGTGTCCGGGAGGATTCCCGCTATTCCGAACATCGTTAAACAATAAACTTTTTTTATATGGAAACAACCGAATTAAAACAAGATGAGCAGACAGTAGAAGTAATCGAACATCGTAGCGTCGATACCATGCGTAACGCAGTCATCAGTGGACAGACAAGGGAGTTATTAATCATGTTGGCAGGATTGCGGGATATAGAGAACTCTTTTTGCAACTGGAAGAACAAGTACGGAATTGTATCAGATAATGATACAGATCACTTTATACAACTAACAACCCAATGCGGAACCTTGATACAGGAAAGTATCATTAAGTCTATAAATGACAATTTAGGCCGATTGGATTTTAAGGCGATATGAAACGTAATATTTTAAGCATTAATATAAAGATACCGATGTTTATAATATATCGGATCCCGATTTCCTGAACGTCTCCCTCTCCGAGCTTTCAGGCTAGGTGGAGTATCCAGACGAACGGCAAGCCAAGAGAGAAATTTTTCTAAAATAGAATAAAAACAGATACGATTGTTTGCTAATTTGGAAACAAATTATTATCTTTGTAAATATAACAAGAAACGATATGGCCGGGCATACGATAACCATAATACTAAGCGATGAGGCGAACAGTTTTGTAAGGCAGCAGCCATTCAAGGCACAGCAGAAGATAGCGTATAATATTCGTAGAGTGCAGAGTGGTCTAATAGAAAAGGACGTTTTCAAGAAATTGGAAAACTCTGATATATGGGAGTTACGGACGCTTTTCAACGGAATTTGTTACCGTCTGTTTGCTTTCTGGGACACCAAGAAAGGGGCTTTGGTAGTGGTTACTCACGGGATAGTGAAAAAGACGCAGAAAACCCCTAAAAAGGAGATAGAAAAGGCAGAGAGAATAAGGAAAGAATATTTTAATGATAAAAAGTAACAGATATGGCAAAGATGAATTTCACACCAGCAGACAAATTGATAGATGATGTATGGGGAAAGGTGGGCACTCCCGAAAGGGACGCTATGGAAGCTCAACTCAAAGATGATTTGCAGGCTTATTACATTGGAGAGGCTATCAAGGCAGAAAGGCTCAAACAGAACCTCACACAGGAGGAATTAGGCAAAAAAGTAGGCGTGAAACGCTCTCAAATTTGTAAGTTGGAGAGCGGTAAGTGTATAATAACACTTCCTACTATGAGCAAAGTTTTTAAGGCTTTGGGAATTACAACGGCCACCCTTGATTTGGGAATAGGCGGAAAGGTTGCTTTGTGGTAAGCATATAAAGCAGGATCCATAACGAGGAGGACGCAAAACGCCCTCCTTTTTTGTCTCCTTATACTTTAAATTTAGGTCGTGATTAGGTAATAAATAAACTTAAACGAGTTACAAATGAAATCATTGCTTCATTCATAATCTTTAATTCAAATCCAGACAATACTATCCTACAATCGAGAGATACCGGCTTAAAGATTCTATTTCAGCCCGTATAACGACCTTTTGAAAATCTGCCGGATTGTTCTCCGTATGAGAGGCTTCCAGTGCCTTGTAATAGCTTATTTTGTCCTCGTTGCTGCCTTTGAGATTTACCAGCGTATAACCGTTGCGGAGTAAGTATAGATTCATCAGAAGCCGAGATGTGCGCCCGTTCCCGTCTATAAACGGGTGTATTCGTACCAACTCATCATGAAGGTAAGCCGCAATGAGCACCGGGTGAATGCCTTGCTTCTCCATTCCGGTAAACCTCGTCATAAAAGCCTCCATTTGTGGCTGTATCAAATACGGCTGTGGAGGGACATGTGTACTTCCCGAAATCATAACAGGCACGCACCGATAACGTCCGGCATTCTCTCTGTCTATGCCATGTAGCACAATAGCGTATATTTCCTTGATTGTGCGCTCCGATATTTCCATACCTCCCTTTGCAAAGTCCTTTATGTAGTCTATCGCTTCAACGTGGTTAATCGCTTCAAGGTGTTCCCGCATTGACTTTCCGGCGATAGTAACTCCCTCGTTCACTACTAACTCAGTTTCTTGCAGTGTGAGCGTATTTCCCTCGATCCGGTTGCTTTCATAGGTGTATTCAATGGCAAACGCATTCTCTATCTTTTGTAGGGCTTCTGGTGGTAATGGGCGCAGCCCCAACAAACGGGCTTTCAACGTGTCGCATTGAAGTAATAGCTTTGTTATTTCCTCGTTCATGGCTTAATCTTTTGACTCAATTACCTTTAACTTCGCTCCACATTTAGGACACGTCAATACAGTAGTATCGATATTGGGGCGTACTTCTTCCGGTGATACAAACAACTCCCACATGGGTACATTTAATGCCTTAGCGATCTTCTCAAGTGTATCTAACTTGGGTTTTATTACTCCATTCACAATATTTCTTGTATTTACGTCAGTAACTCCTATTTGTTTAGACAACCATACCGCAGTCTTACCTTGTTTTGAAAGTAACTCTTTAATCTTCATTTCCATAATGTAAGGTATTACAATATTATTTTCATCAAAGATATGAATAATATTTTGAATATGGCTAAATCATAATGTAATACATTGTTAATTAATGATAAACATAATGTTTTATATGATGAAATATTTGTAAAACATAATCTAATACATTATCTTTATATCATAAAACTAAAACAAAGATATGAAAACGAAAATCAACAAATCGCAACTCTTCAAAATGGCATGGTCAATGTATAAACGCTCTATCTCGGTTCTCGGCCGTGAGTTCTGCCAGTCATTCAGTGCTTGTTTGAGGAATGCATGGTTTAAGATGAAAGCGGAAGCCCGCAAAGCCGAAAAAGAGGCTCGCCGGTTAATGAAAAAGTCGGAACCCGCACAAAAGCCCGAATCGGTTGTATTTGACGCAACAATGGAAAGAGGGATAACGGAGTATTACAGAAACCAAAGCGGGCGTTATTGTGGAGATTAATACACCAAATACACGTGCTCTTCCAAAACAACAAGAGCGGTGGCCCGGCTATATCACTGTGGAAACAAAAGCCGGGTCACTTTAATAAAAACCAATAGATTAAACCTATTGTCCGTGATACTCCATTTCATTCATATTTCATTTCAAGTTACCAAAAGTTAAACTCTTGATTATGAGCAAAATAAGGCTGTAAACATTTGGTTAACTCGCTGATAATGAGTATCTTTACAATACTAAAACAAACCAATATTACTAATAATTAGAAGACAAAGAGCAATGAAAGCGACAATCGAATTAACAAAAAGGACAGCTTTAGAAGAAGCCATTAATAGCAATGATATTGATGCAATAAAGTCTTTGATAGAACGCAAAGAGATTTCGTTAAAAGAGGCAGAAGAAAATGCAGCATTCTATGAAAGTATCTGTAATGAGGACTTTGCAAGCAATGAAAGACAGAGAGCTAATAGGCTTATTCGAGATATAGAAAAATTAAAGTTAGCAATTTAATACATAAGAGCAATGAACACATATTACAAGTTTGCGCCAAACGTATTTTTGGCAAAGTGCGAAGAAAAGCATGAAAGAGGTGAGGAAATTCTAGTTACAACCAAGTATGGAAAAGAGAATGAAAGTATCGTTTTTAATCTGATATTTGAGCGTGACGGATTCTATTATTACTCCATCGTAAGGGCTGACGGATTCAACGTACAAGAATGGGCAAAACGTAGAGCCGAACGTAGACGTGAATGGTCTGTATCAGCAAATAAAAAAAGTCATGAATATTTCGAAAAGTCAAATAAGGACATAGATTTTCTTTCACTTGGAGAACCTATTAAAGTAGGACATCATAGCGAAAGACGACACAGAAAAGCAATAGCGGATGCTTGGAGAAACATGGGTAAAAGCGTTGAATTTAGCGACAAAGCAACAGAACATGAAAGAGAAGCCGAATACTGGGACAAGCGTGCTACAACCATCAACCTATCTATGCCGGAAAGTATTGACTTTTATGCGCACAAGCTGGAAGAAGCCAAAGAATATCATGAAGGTGTAAAGTCAGGCAAATATCCACGTGAACACTCCTACACTCTTACTTATGCCAAAAAAGCAGTAAATGAAGCTCAAAAGAATTATGATCTTGCAGTAAAATTATGGGGGTAATAAGTGACGAATAATCATTGTTAAATCTAACGGATAAAAATCGTATGCTATCATTGATATTTTACAATCGAAAACTTTCCGCTCATATCTTGACAAGGACGATTTAAGGAATGAGTTAGAAGATATGATTAAACGATTCATTAAACGGACAGAAAAGAAAATCAACGAAAATCTATAAATCATCAGTTATGACACAAAAAGAAGCATTAAAACAATTAGAAAAGTACTGTCATGCTAATCGAATGCATCTAACCGCTTCGTCATTCTCTTATGGGTATTATGCGTTCGTAATACACGACGAATCATTTACCGGGGATAGAGTAATAGAAGGGAGCATTCCATGTCACAGGATAAGCGGGTATCTGAAACCCACAGAATTGTTGATATGGATTGATGGGTATCATGCAGGATTGCAAAATTCAAAACTAAATAAAGGGAATATAGAATGAAATACAAATTCAGAATAATCGAAACCTACTCGAAGGTAGTGGAGGTAGAAGCAGAAAACATGGATTCCGCTCATGAGAAAGTAGGAGAAATGATAAACACAGAAGAAATCGCCCTTACTGACGATGATTTTGAAGACATCGAAATTTACCCTTATGGAAACCAAAACAAGTAAAGCTATATCCCTACTCCACTCCGGCTATTTGAAAGAAGCATTAGCTATATTCTCTACTTTTCGAGTTGGTTTCTCCAAAGAAGAACGTAGAACATTGAAGATAGCACATGAATGTCTTTCAGGCAATGCCGGGTTTTATCGACAACTCGGAATTGATACCAGCGCAGAGGTGGAGAAAAGCAAGTCAATTTTGATTGCTAAATACCTGTAAATCAAAAAAGTTAAACAAAGTTTAAGCGCATGAAATAAAAGATATAACTCATTGGTATTCAATATATTATTTGTATCTTTACATATCAAAAATAACAAATTAATCAATAAGAGCAATGAATAGAGTACAACAAATGACAGCAGAATTGAATCAGATACTATACTCTGACACCTACCAGTTCGAAATCGATACCGAAGATTATGTTTTCGGATTCAAGAAAACCATAAGAAAGCGTACTAAAAATTTAGCAAAAGCTATTCAATTACAAGTTAAGCTAGCTAATGACTGCGGGCGTTTCCTATCCGATACAGTTAGAATAGTAGCCGTGAGAATATATAGGAACGGTGAGTTAAGAAAAGAACTCCGTGCAGAAGAAATAACATCAACGTATAACGGATAAAATACAGAGCAATGGAAATATCAAAGAAATTAACAAGCAAGGAGAGTTTTGCTATTCTACACGAAATAGAAAGTCGCAAATATCCCGGCGGTATAAAATTCTCAGATTGGCAAGAGCAAAAGGAAAAAGCGAAGTTGGACGCAATCAAAAATCTCGTACCCGAAGTTGGACTTGGCTGTACGGTCTGCTATTACTCGGATAAACGAGCGGCAACAGTTACTAAAATTATTTCTCCATGCAAGATTGAGGTTACTTTCAATCAAACCAAATGTATAGACTATTATGCCAGCGAATATGAAGTCCTACCAGAATTGGAAGGAGCACCAAAAGTGTTCACCAAAAGAAGGAATGGATATTGGGTCGCAGAAGGGCAGCATTACAAAAATGGAGTTCTGCTTATGTTGCATTATCAAAATCACTATATAGATCCGACATTTTAAAATTAAGAGCAATGAGAACAGCAACATTGAAAGAGCCATATAAAGGCTATAGAAACATAATTCTAATCGAATATTGGCCGAACATGCATAAATGGGAAGTCGAGATTTGTGGAAGTGGTAAACATATTTTTGTATATGAAGACGAATTTGAGGAGGATTAAGCCATGACATACGAAGATTTGAAAGAAGAAGATGTTAATAAAATGCGGAATCTTAATCGCAAGAATCACTACTGTCTATCTTGCAAAGAATTGGAATCACTTGCCAAGAAACATCAAAACCATCGCAAAATTGGTGATGAATATACCTGTTTACTTATAGAATATCGATTAACTGATATAAATTTCCACACCGAAGCGTCATTGTTACACGCTGGAGAATATGAAAAAGTCATAGAAATAATAAAAACGTGGTAGTTTAGACAATTTTAGCACTAAAAGTGAATGAATTTCATATACTTTTTATATATTTACACCGTAAAAAGAACAAAAAATGAAGATTTTTACATCGTATTTCGGTAATAGCCGAAAACTGAAAGAGGCGGGAGTTAATATGATTTGCGTAGCAATCGGAAAACCCAGATTTATAGCTGGTATTCCACAAATGCGGAATGTTTGCCCGACTCGTTATATGGTAAGTGGACCTTGTTCCCACGATGAATACCTAAAACTTTACGACAGAATATTGGCAAGCCAAGATGCGAACCAAGTCGTGAAACAAATTGAAATGTTAAGCGGAGGAAAAGATGTAGCTCTCTGCTGTTACGAAAAACCGGGTGATTTCTGCCATCGCCATATTTTGGCAAAATGGATCACAGAAAATACTGGTATTGAAATCACAGAATTTGGAGTTGTTGAGAAGAAAGAGCCCAATTATGAACAAGCGAGTTTGTTTTGAAAATAATGCCAACCATCAATAGCGTTTGATGGGATGCTGTCAGATTTGCCAAGCAAGCGGTGGTTTGACAGCATTGGTTTGGTTGAATGGCGAAGTGATTAACGCAACGGTCTGCAAAACCGTTATTCGTGGGTTTGAATCCCACTTCAACCTCAGACGACCGAAGTACAAGGAAGGGCAGTGGAAATTATGTGCAGGCTGCCCATATTGCGGAAATAGCTCATCGGCAGAGCGTTGGCATTCCAGCCAAAGAGTGGGGTTCGATTCCCTGTTTCCGCTCAACCCTTATAGTAGCGATAAGCAAAAGCAAGAACATTAAAGCTTGTGCAGTTTACGGGGTGATAGAAATTGCTATCTGACACGACTGAAAGAAGCCGAAGATTTGCATAAGTGTTCTTGTAAGTAGCTTGAAGAATGATTGAATTTGTGTTTAAGTCTGCCGGGAATACGCTCGGCAGATTTAACACAAAATGTATATGAAGTTATATACAACCCAAGAATATGTACGATAAAGGACTAATAAGAGCATGCGAAAACTCCGGTTGCGGTTGGAAGTGTTGTTCGTTCGGATCGGACGGACATATTGTTATTCTACCCCATGAATTTGCTGGACACGAACAGGAAATATCCCATTTACAAATTATAGATAATGATTATTTTGGCGGTAAAAAGGTAAAATGTATCGCTAAAAACTGCAAATCATGTGATAACGGCTATAAACCTATCATGTGTCGTACCTATCCATTGTGGATAAAATCAGTGAAGAAAGGCTTTGTTTTTCGTAGTGGTAAGTGCCCTTTGAAGAATGAACAACTAACTAAGCATAAAGAGATTGTATTAGGTATTTTTGAAAATTACAGAAGAAAATTACTACCTCAAACAGATATTGATGTATTCCTATCTAAAGCATGGATAGACAGATATGATCCTTTGTTCCCCACTGATATAGGAAGCATTGAGTGTAAGATGGAAATCAAAACGCTGTCCATGTCTGACATTTCTGAAATTGAAGCAATGGAACAAACCATGCTCTCGAATCCTGAAACCTGCTTTGCATCAGAACCACAGGATATAACTAAATGTTTGCAATCCGGTTGCAGTTATGGCTTATTGCTAGACGGTTCTCTTGTAGCCTATTCGCTTGCTTATTTTACGGAATACGGTACGGCATACGTCGACAAATGTTTTGTCTGTTCTGGTTACAGAGGGCATGGATTCCAGTACCTCCTTCTCAATGCGAATATCGCAAAATTGGTTTCTAATGGTGCACAAGAGATATTTGCAATGACCTCTCCTAAAAATGAAGCAAGCATAAAAAGTTTCACCAATGTCGGGTTCTCATTCAAACGAGATACGAAATACAAAGGAGCTGAACGTATCATTTTAAAATGGGAGCTATGAAAGTAATCATATATACTGATAATGTTATAAAGAACATCAAGAAAGCGGAAACGCTTGTGAATGTCCCTGTCTCTCTCATGTTCAAAGACTTCTATGAGGATATTTGGAGACATATCCATTATAGGGTTGATAATGACATTTTCTCGCTTCACTTTGAAGATAGCGTGTGCTACTCTATTGGAAAAGCAATTCATAATCAGAAAGGGACAGTAACTGTTACTGCGTATGAAGCAATGGATTGTGTAGTAAATAAGGGTATTAAAAAAATATATATTCCCATCAATGCTTTCGACAACAGAGAGGGAGTAAGCCTATTTGAAGCAAGACAGATTGCTAATACGGTTCGTAAATGCGATGATAATTCTCACGCTTATGGTATGATTACTTCCGGTTGCCTAAATGGAAACAGGCCGAATATGCAACGATTGTGTGAAATATGGTCTAAGCTGAATAGTTACATTGAATCTATCAGTTTAGGTGGTAGTTTTTGGTTAGGACAGAATGAAGATCTACCTAAATTCATAAGCGACGTGCGCATTGGAGAATATATGCTATTTGGCACAATCCCATATAACAGCGATGATGAAAAGTTAGGGTTAAATGGTATCGAGTTGCATACAGAAGTTATCGGCATTTACCCTGAGCGGAATCAAATACTACTTGATTGCGGTTATTCAATGGCTGATATGGGGGAATGTCGTTGCCTTGATAACCATTTGGACTTTTCTAACAGCTCAAGCGAATACACGATAATGAAAGTATACGGTGACAGTTCTGATTATTGTATCGGAGACATTGTTACATTCATTCCCAATTATAAATCCTTAGTTAAGTTGAGGTATGCAGAACATGAATATAGATAAGCCGTGGATTGATTACATTGCCAACCGCACGTTTGGCATGGAATTGGAGTTTGCCGATGGAGACAAACAATGCATTTCCCTTCCAGTCGGTTATAAATGGACGGACAACAAGCTAACCATGATGAATAACTCGGACGGTTCGGCTGTCACACACCACGGTCAATTTGGTGGCGAGATAAACACTCGTCCATACCATTATTGTGTGGAAGACTTACAGGAGTTGAAAGGCTTCATCAAAACAATGAAAGATGCAGGAAGTTACCTCATGTGGAATGAAGGCTTTGACGCACATCTGTATATCAAAGATATGGATTTGAATGTTATCAAGCGTATGTTTGTCCTTTCCTACTATACAGCATATCCAATCAAGCGGATATTCGATATAGCCGAGTGGTGGGAAACAAAATACCTCGTGCCAAGCCCTCCATATGATGTGGTGAAACGTGTGCTAGAAGCTGATAATATCGACAACCTACTAAAAGTATTCAACAATGGTTCAGACAGGGGACATATCAGGTATTGGCTCAATTTATGTTCCATTGCCAAGATTGGCACGGCAGAGTTCAGAATCTTCAACAGTTCATGGAACTTTGATAAAGTATTGGAGACAATCAAATTCATGTATTCATTTGTAGAGTATGCCTACCTGCATGAAAATATAGAAGAGTATAAGCAACTCTCCACAATTGATAAGTGTCTTGAGGTGTTTCATATTGACTATTCCAAAGTTCCCCAAAGACATAAACCGCTACTTTGGGCGGCAGAACACTCGGATAATGTTACGGTAGTAGGCTCTATGTTCAAGAAGTCAAACCGGATGCTTTCTTTCATCAAAAAAGAGGCTTCAAGATTTGATGTCGCCCATGTGGTAAACTCATACTACATGGATATAGAACAAGTGCTTACTAACCGTGAGATAAAGGTATATACGAAAGAGTATTTTATCTATCTTATGTATAAAGCTATTAAGGGAGAGATAAAAGAGCTACGTTTCAACGACGAGTATAGTTTCATGGATTTACAGTCGGACAATCCTTCCGAAATGGTAGCTGTTATTCATCTTTTCAATGCCATAAAAAAGCATAAGAACTCACAGGATATTTACCATAAGTCACTATATGATGACTTCGTGTCCCGTTTAGATTACTACAAGAAGAAATACACAGAACGTTATCAGAAACTCGTTGATAATCTGAAATCAAAGAACATTGAAGTTCTGTATTGTGCTGATATTTCGGATGCTATACTTAATTGCAATGAAAATGATATTTTGATTTATCAGAATGAGTTTCATTCCGGTATGAAAGCTACAAGCAATGCTTTACAACGCTTCTTGTTGAATGATTTCGGTTGGCAAGAAAGAATCCGTACAAAATATTCTGAGATAGATGAAGAGCAGGTGAATTACATGGCATTGTCGCAACATGGTTTCATGGGACGCAGAGAGGTATTCAAAGACCAGAGAACTTATATTTATTCCAATGTAAGTAGTACTGGTGATAGCAGTTTTAATAAACGTGCTATTACTCCATTAAAGTACAAACGTTTACCAGATGATTATTCCATTTCTGAAAATAGCAAATTTCGTTTTATGCGTGCTTCTATGTCAGAGATAGATTATCTACGTATGATATATTTGAAGAAAGGTATAGTATTAGGCTCGGCTCCATTCTGCTATTTATGGTTCTTAGATAATTACGTATTTGGAGCTTGTATGTTTGATTTCTTAAAAGTCAGCAAATACGGCATGGATGCAGTTTGGATGAAATCAGATTTTGTGATAGACCATACCATACCAAAGCTAAGCAGATTACTTATTACAGGTGTGCTTTCAACTGAATTTAAAGAGGAATTGAATATAAGATACAAACATGAATGTGGTAAAATTGCCACTTCTGTGTTTACTGATAAGCCCGTAAGTATGAAGTATCGGGGAGTATTCAAGTTACATGAAAGATGCGTTGGTAAACTTCACTATATTCAAGATTCAGGTATTCGTGGAAATTTAGATGAGATTTTAAAAGCATTTGTACAGAAATATGGTAACGAACCTAGAAAGGAGTAATATGAAAAAATTTAAAATTGAGGAAGTTCAACTCTCTGACATTAAATTTGTCAAGAAGAATGCTCATTTTATGAGCAATGACACATTTAATGCACTTGTTAATAATATCCGTAGAGATGGGCAGCTTTCATCTGTTCCATTTTGTGTAAAGCATAATGATGGTACATATACAGTTGTCAGTGGTAATCATAGAACACAGGCAGCAAAGATGGCAGGTCTTACTTCTATTCACGTAATGTATATTGATGAGAATAACACTTCCAACGATTGGCTATTAGCGACACAACTCAGTCACAACAGTATTGTTGGTCAAGACGATGCGGAGGTATTAAAACAGCTACTTGATGAAATAACTGATGTTGCCTTAAAAGAATACGCACACATTAGTAACGAAGTATTGGAAAGTGTAAAGGATATTAATTACACAGTAGAAATGCCGAATAACGAAATTGTTCCTGTAACGCTGATGTTCATAGACACGCAGAAAGCATCATTCGACAAACTCATGGAAACGCTAGAGTGTTATTCGGAAAAAGAGTTGGGAAATCTTACTCTTGTAGATATGGAAACCATGCACTATTTAAATGAAATCAGTGCAAAAGTCCAAGCGAAATATAAAATCAAGGCTCAGGCATTAAGCATTTGTAAGATGTTGGAAATAGTAAATAACGTATTGGAGGTAAATAAAGATGGGACAGAAGTTTAGGATTCCTGTAAAGAAAAAGAAAGAGATTTTTCTGAATGCACTTGATGCAAGACTGCTTAACGTTACGAAAGCGTGTGAGGCAGCCGGAATATCTCGTTCCATTGCATACAAGTGGAAAGAGAAAGATGAAGAGTTTAGGAAGCAATGGGAGGAAGTAGAAGAAGCGTTCAAAGATAAATTAGAAACTGTTATGTTCTCAAAGGCTTTGACAGAACAAGACAACACAATGCTCATTTGGCTTAGTAAGACCAAAATGCGAGAGAGAGGATATGTTGAGAGGCTGGAACAGGAGGTTACTGTCAATCCATTTGAGAAACTGATGCAAGAATTGCCTGATGATGAGGAATGAGCCATGTACGCAAGGACATACGCTACTTAAAGTCATGGATAGAAGACTGGAATAGGTTTTGCCGTGATGTTTTGAAGGTTCGTTTAGACAGCGAGCAGCAATCTATCATATCCTCTGTCCAGCACAATCCTATGACAGCTGTTGCATCAGGTACAGCTCGTGGTAAGGACTTCGTTGCAGCATGTGCTGCTATGTGTTTTATGTACCTCACTCCACGTTGGAAAGATGGCAAATTATCCAAGAATACAAAAATTGCCATGACTGCACCAACAGCAAGGCAGGTACAGAATATTATGATCCCGGAAATCTCACGCTTGTACAGAAATGCAGTTTTTCTTCCGGGAAGATTGTTGTCTTCGGGTATAAAGACTGATTATGAAGAATGGTTCCTGACGGGGTTTAAGGCTGGTGATGACAATACTGAAGCATGGTCTGGGTTCCACGCTGTGAATACAATGTTCGTCGTTACTGAAGCATCGGGTATTTCAGAAGCAACATATAATGCTATTGAAGGTAACTTACAGGGAAATTCCCGTTTACTCATCGTGTTTAATCCTAACATAACTACGGGTTATGCCGCACGAGCCATGAAATCCAATCGATTTGCGAAATTCCGTTTAAACTCACTCAATGCAGAGAATGTAGTCAAAAGGAAATTAGTTATTCCCGGTCAAGTAGATTATGAATGGGTAAAAGATAAAGTGATAAATTGGTGTTCTCCCATTCAGAAGGCAGATTTTAATGAAGGAGAAGGTGATTTTAAGTGGGAAGGTGGTCTATACCGACCTAATGACCTTTTTCGTGTCAAGGTACTTGGTATGTTTCCAAAAGTCTCCGAAGATGTACTTATTCCGTATGAATGGATAGAGATTGCAAATGATAATTGGAATCGTTTACAAGAAGAAGGTTTTACACCGTCTAAATCATGTAAGATTGGTTCTGATGTTGCTGGTATGGGCCGAGATGAAAGTGTACTTTGCCCTCGATACGGAAACTATGTCCCTAAATTTGAAGTTCACCAATCTGCTGGAAAAGCGGATCACATGCATGTCGCAGGAATGCACATCATATATCTTTCTGACAAAAAATCCAAAGCGTACATCGATACAATAGGTGAAGGAGCTGGAGTATATTCCCGACTGGAAGAACTCGGATATAGGAATGTTTATTCTTGCAAGTATTCCGAGAGTGCAAAAGGCTTGCATGACCTTACCGGACAATATGAATTTGCCAATATGCGAGCTTACTGCTATTGGTCTTTACGTGATTGGCTTAACCCTAAGAACGGTTTTGGGGCGGCTATTCCCCCTTGTGACAAACTCATGGAGGAAGCAACCGAAACACACTGGAAGTTCCAAAGCGATGGACGGATTATAATTGAACCGAAAGAAGAAATCAAGAAACGTATCAAACGTTCGCCAGACTATATGGATGCACTTGCTAATACATTTTATCCATTTGACTATGATTTTATTAGTGACGAAGAATTACTAAAAGACTTTTTATGATCGCTATAAACCTCTATCTTTGCATCGAAGACTGTCTTATTATTTATTAATAATTGCAGTTTTCATTGCTCTTATGTACGCCGGCTTGTGAAAGTCGGCGTTTTTGATATTACAATATCCAAGTTACTAAAAGTTAAACTCTTGATTATGAGCAAAATAAGGCTGCAAATATTTGGTTAACTCACTGATAATGAGTATCTTTACAATACTAAAACAAACCAATATTACTAACAATTAAAAGACAAAGAGCAATGAGTACTGTAGACAAATCAAAAATTAAAGCATTTTTCTCTGACATCGAAAAAATGCTTACGGTAAATGGCGATTACATTTTAGTAGATGATAATATGGAGCTTCAAAGCTGGTGTATTTACACCGTAAAGAATGGTAAGCTCTATGATAACATATCTTTCGATATGGAGCCAAGAGCCTATAATAAAGATGATTTTAATGATCTTAAAGATTATTCAGAGGGTATGCAATTCGCTTTACTTACTAAACAATTTGAATCTTATTATCCTGATTAACAAGTAAAATAAGAGTAATGAAACATTCAGAAGAACAAATAAAAGAAATAATGTTAGCCTTATACGAACAACTTGGCAGACATAGATTTGTAGTTATGACAGGATCAAAATTTACTGGTTACATGGAGAATGAATCTGGTGACCTAGAGCAGGTTATTAAATTGAGCAAAAATAAATCTGGCGCAGATAAATTAATTATTACTTATGAAGAAGGTAAAGATACTTATTCTATGAGATTCATCAAATCCCCGAAATTAAACAAAAAGACTTTTTCTTTTTCCGAGGCCAAAGAGGTCTTCTTTTTGAGTGATATTTATGCTGAACAGTTGCAAGAAGTGTTTACACAAGTGACAGGCTTATATACTCATCTTTAAACATAAAATCGATGAAAGCAAACAATCCTAACTACAAATTCGAAATAGCATAAAATACATAAGAGCAATGAAAAAGAAAGCAGTAGAATACAGCATAACAGCAAAAAAACAAGATTTTGAGGTTGTCAAAGTTTATTCTTCTATAGACTCTGCTAATTTCGCAAGAAAGTTCTATCATGAAGATATTCTTATTTACGAAAGTGCATTCATTATATTGATGAACAAAGCCTGCAATATAACCGGGTATGCTAAAATCTCTCAAGGAGGAATATGCAGCGCATTAGCTGACAAAAGATTGATTGCCAAATATGCTATTGATACCCTCTCTACTAATGTCATATTCGTTCATAATCACCCAAGCGGTAACAAAAACCCTAGTAATGAGGATATAAAAATGACTCACTCCCTTAAAAATCTATTAGATATATTTGATATAAAATTATTAGACAGTATTATTCTAACTGAAAATGATTATCTTTCAATGAACGATGAATGCCTTATATAGTATCTCAGCTGCAACCTCACACGCAATTTTCAGATTCACTGATGAAACAATCTTTGCCATTCTCAATAGAATAACTGGATAATAACGCAAATTCACTTCCACTTGCCGTTGGTTACTTGATGATAAATCTCTCATTCCCAGCCATCTTGTTTTTGTCTTGCTTTGTCTTATTCTTTATTAACCTCTTTTCTTAAAAAAAAATAAAACTCGATCAATATTTTATTGAAAAGTGTATGAAATTCATATACTTTACTGTATATTTGCAAAAAGCGTATGAAGATGTACGCCACCCGACTTGTCGTAAACACCTGTTTGTCCGTTTAGGCGGAGGCACATCTGAAAGAAGATGCGAATAGTCTGCTGGCTACATTGCTACGCAGACTATTTTTTTTGTTTAAACCTAAATGAAATGAACAGACAACAGCAAGTTTTCGTAAGGTTGAAACTTAAAGCGAAGGCGTTAGGGTTCAACGCAAAGGAATTGAAGGGTATCGCCGCCAAGATTGCCGATAACCTGAAATCCGCAGAAGATGCCTCAGAAGAGGATGTAAACGCAGAAATCGACGAGCAGATAGAAGCGGTTCTCCCTTACCTCACTTTCGGCCAGTCGCAAGCCAACCGTTTGCTTGACGAATGGAAGAAAAAACACCCCGAATCAGAAGAAGATGATGATGACGACGTTGACGATGACACGTCAAAAGGCGGCTCTCGTCCAGCTGGTTCAAACAAGAAAAATCCCAACAACAAAGGAAATGAACAAGACGAAGAACCCGCATGGTTTAAGTCTTTCAGAGAGCAACAGGAAGCCCGTTTTGCCGCATTGGAAGGTGAAAAAGTTTCTAACTTGCGTAAGGCCAAACTTGAAGCCCTGCTGAAAGACACTGGAACATTCGGTTCACGTACATTGAAAAGCTTCTCTAAGATGAGCTTTGAAAGTGACGGCGATTTCGATGAGTTCTATTCAGATGTTGAGGAAGACCTGAAGAATTACAATCAAGAGCGTGCAGATGCAGGTTTGGCAACATTGGCAACCCCTCCTGCTGCCGGAAGTAAAGGTTCGGGTAAACAAGACGAAGTATTAACCGACAAAGAAGTTGAAGATTTAGTCAACACTTTCTAAGTCAAAAAAGAAATTGTAACAATGGGTGCAACAGCAAATTTATCAAGCGAAATGGAAGTTCTCAATGCCGGAATGGATTCTGTCGTAATTCGGCATTATGTAGCTGGCATTATCGGAGGTCGTACTCTTGACGTATCAAATTATAACCTTCCGGTTATTAAATCCGGACACGTTGTTATTCGTGATCCGTCAACAGACACGTACAAACCTATGCCCGTAAAATCATCTGGCGATGGATACGACTCACTTCCCGGTTCTCATGAATATGTAGGAGTAGTTGTATGTACAAAACCAACTAGTGAACCATTGGTTGGTATTATGTATAGTGGCGAAGTCAATGATTTGGCGAGTCCATACCCCATAGACGACATAAAAGCGGCTATGAAAACGGCATTGCCAACTCTTGTATTCTTACACGATTAATGTAGAAAGGAGGTAAAAAAATGAAAGAATCACTATTTATTGAATACATCAGAAAGATTTTCCCGAAACTTCAAACCATCATCGAGAGAATCAATGGTAAGCGAGGCAATCAGCTTACATATCTTCACAAGACAATGCTTCGCAAAGAATATTCCGCAGACCAAAAGTGGGAAAGTGCATCAGTTAACACAACTTATGTTGCGGCCGACATGGTAGCAATGGACTCACCTCTCCCTCCCAAGATGAGAGACTCCATTGCTCACGCAAATGGTACATTGCCAAAGGTCGGAATGAAAAAAATTCTTCGTGAGACTCAGATCAACACAATCAACATCATGAAAGCTCAAGGAGCTGCGTTCACTAATATAGCTAACAAGCTAACCAACGATGCGGTAGCTTGCTCTGTTGGTATCGATGAAAAGAACGAAGCAAACTTTTTAACTGCTTTATCTGATGGAGTTGTAATCGTTGAAGATGAAAACAATACAGGAACTGGATTGCGCATAAATTTCAACTATTTACCGCAAAATAGCTTTGGTGTAGAAACAGCTGGAACTATTTCTTCTGATGACATAAAGCGTGTTATTGCAAAAGCTGACGCAGATGGTAACTCAATTACAACGATAGCAATCTCGTTATCGACTTACAATAAAATGAGACAAGAACAATGGGCAAAAGAATTGGTTGCCAACTATCGAGGTCAGACATTCGACAGCAACACTAAGTTACCTGTTCCTACTGCTACATTGTTTGACGAAGCATTTGCCGATGACAACAACGGAATTACATTCTTAAAGATTGACCGTACAGTCATTTCTGAGAAAAATGGTAAACGCATTCCGTACAAACCGTGGAATGCGAACAAACTAATATTCCTTACTACACAAGAAGTTGGCGCATTGGTTTGGGGCACACTTGCAGAAGTTACTAATCCCGTAGCAGGAGTAATTTATTCCACGGTAGATGAATACAAACTTATCAGCAAGTATTCTAAAAATGATCCTTTGCAGGAATTTACAAGTGGTCAAGCATTAGTTCTCCCTGTTATTGAAAACGTAGACCAAATCTACTCTCTTGACATCTCAGAGGCTCAAACTATTGACACTACCGAAGAGGGAAAAGATTCTACCGATAAGAACATCACCATTTGGGGACAAGCTTACATAAAGGCAAACTTCGTCGCAGAGTTCAATAAAATAACCGGTAAAAACTTATCGACGACTATTTCAGACGATAAGTTAATTGCTGCTGTAAACAAATTGAATGATGCCGATGAAGCTAAGCTCAAAAAAGCTGTTGAATCATATAAAACAACAAATGGAGATAGTTAAGCCATGAAGACAATTCAGCAAGCTCTTATAGACGAAATACATTACCCTATTTCAGAAGGTTTTGTAGAGAATGTGATGATAAAACGCAAACTCAATCCATTTGGTTATTGCGACTCAGATACAATGAACTCAAAGGAGTATATGGGAGCTTTGGCTGATTGTCTTTGGTCTTTAGTTCAGGCTATCAATTTTTCTGAAGCAGACAAGTCTTTCGGTTCTTTATCAGATAAAGACAAAGAACGTATTCTGTTACGTGTTAACTCAATCTATAATGCCATTGGTGAACCTTCGGTAGAGTTGGAGGCAAAGCCAATGGTATATATAGGTGACTGCCTTTTGTAATATGTCAGTAATAAGACTATATCCACACAGATTGCAGTACCTCGTATCAAAAAATGGTTACGAGGATAGCAATGGTGATTATCATGAAGGAGAAACTAACTGGGAAGGCTGTATTGAATGCGACGCAGTTCCTGCTGGTAAAGCCTCTGAAAAAGAGTTTGACGATGGTATTGTAAGAAGCTATTCATATACAGTTTATCTACGTGCAAATTGTCGAACATTCATGATAGGTGACAGGATTAAGATACATCTGCTTGAAGGAATTGAAAGGGAGTTTAGTGTGAAAGGTTTCCATCGCTACCAGAAACAATGTAAACTATGGGTATAAGAATGACCACCAAGCTAAGCGAAGTGCATGACATGCTCATGAGAGAAACAGAGCGTGTCGAGCGTCTTACTATTCGTGCTTTATCCAAACTTGGCGAACAATGCGTTACAAAAATTCGTGATAGAGCAGGTGATAAAAGTTGGTACGACCAAACAGGCAACTTGCGTAGTTCGGTTGGATATGTGATTGCTCATAATAAGAACATCATTCAATACTCAACTTTCAACCAAGTGAAGCAAGGTTCAGAAGGTGTAAAAACAGGTAAAGACTTAGCGGAAGAACTTGCTAAAAGATATTCCAATAACTATGTACTTATCGTAGTCGCCGGAATGAACTATGCTGAGTTTGTAGAAGCGATGGATAATAAAGACGTACTTGCATCAACCGAACTTTGGGCAAGAGAACAAGTTCCATTGATGCTTGAAAAACTTAAAAGACAGATTGCGAAATAATGAAATCCGATATTGAAATAGCTAAGTTCGTTTATCACAAAATTAAAGGTACAGAACTCGAACGTAATGTCTCCGGTAAATTGAGTGACAGAGGAAGGCCCAACAAATCTGATAAAGAAGATATAGTCATATCTGTTCTTGCAAATGAAGGTTGCGGGCAAATACAACGAGCCTATGTGAATGTCAATATATATGTCAAAGACTTATGGAACTCTGAAACCAAAACATGGGAAAAAGATTCAATCCGAATTTGTGAATTATGCGAACTATCGAAGTTTTTATTCGCTATACGAAAAGACGAATATCATACGGTTCCATCACAATGCAGTCAAAAAACTGATTCAACAGGAGTTTCATTTGAAGACGGACATACAGAGCATTTCATTAATAACAAACTGTACATAGAGATAAATAACGAATAAATTTTTAATATAAATTAGGTATATCATGGCAGTAATAGGATGGGGTAAGCCCCGTGTATTTATAAAAGATTTGGATGCTTCTGCTCCTAAATGGGAGGAATTACCTACCCCTGTGGAAGATTCTACACAGTTGACAACAACAAAAGGAGATAAACAAGAAGCAAAAATCGAAGGAGGCGAAAATGAAGATGTAAAGTATGGAAAGAATACCTATGCTTTGGCATTGAACATTCGTACCGCAAAAGGACGTAAGCGTCCTGTAAGTGATAGCGATGGTGTTGTTGCACACAATTATGCTGTTGTTGTTCAACCGGAAGACCCAGAAGTTCAAGGCTTCTGTATGGAGAAAACGACAGTTTCCGTCGAAGACACCTTTACTTCTGCTGACGGTGGTGTTTGGGCATACACTTTTGATGCTTTGAAAGCAGCCGCCGATAAAAAACAAATTCAGTGGGGTAAAATCATCGTGACGGAATCCGGTGGAAACATCAGTAAAATTGAATGCGATCCTGAAGATGAGTCTGGAGACGGTGATAAATTCGAAGTAGCTCCTAATCCAAGTGTTGGTGTATAATTCAATAGGTTGTAGATAGAGCCAAACGTGGGGGCTTCGTACCCACGTGTTCTGCGTATCTGGTGTAACGGTAGCACATATACACTCCATGTATAAAGTTGTGGTTCGACCCCACAGTTACGCTCAGTATAATTTATTTTGCATGGACAAAGAAGGGAAAATAATAGAAATGGATATTGCAGATACTATCATGGAAAGACCTTATGAGTTCCATATAGGAGAAATGCAATTCTACTTATACCCTGCCACATTGGGTAAAATATACCTTTTATCACGTCTTACCGAAAATTTAGAAATAAATAAAGACTTCCTTTCTCTAAATCCATATATGGAAGCATTACGATTATGCGATTCCAAAAGAGATATTATATGCAAAATATTGTCTTACCATACATTCGATAAAAAGGAAGAATTATTCAATAGCCACCTAATAAATGAAAGACGAAAGCTATTTGAAGACAACCTATCGAATGAAGAACTTGCTCAACTATTCATAATAGTGTTATCAAAGGATAACATTGACCAGTTTATTCAACACTTCAAGATTGATATTGAGAAAAAAGAACAAGAAAAAATATCAAGAATCAAGAAAAAGAAGTGTAACACTATAACCTTTGGAGGTAAAAGTATTTATGGTACTTTGATAGATATAGCCTGCGAACGCTATGGCTGGACTATGGACTATGTTGTATGGGGTATTAGTTATGCCAACCTGCATATGTTACTTAATGATTACATAACATCTATATACCTTACTGATGACGAGATAAAGAAATATCATATATCTACGGACCGAACATTTATAAACGGGGACGATCCTAAAAATATAGATAAAATAAAAGGCATGAAGTGGGATTAAAAGTAATAGTCAAGACTTACTTGTTCTTACTCATCTATAAGCTTTACCTATTCTTTCCCCCTTTACCGCTCCGTTTAACCAAGTCGATTTATCTATATCTACTACGAAACAGCCTTTTATTTGAATACCTGCATTTAATGCTTGTTCAAGGTAAGACTGAGCAAAATAATCAAAATTGGGATTGTTTATTGGTCGTACCCCTATGACTAAAAATCCTGCATCTGTTATTGTTGCTTTGTATATTCCAACGGACAAACCCATTATGGACTCGCAAAATGATTCTCCGTCCATTCGTACCTCTCGGCGAAATTGCAGCTCTTTCTTGTATAACAGATCTGTTATTTTGGTGTTTGAGAAGACCATGATTAATCCATATAAGCTATAGTCGGTGGCGTATAGTGAAATTTCATACGGATATTTCTTGTAGTCAAATTCGTATTTCCCTGATATGCCATCGTGTTCTTTCTTATACGAAGCAAGGTTTATTTTTTGAGATTTGAAGAAGTCAATAGCAGCCAAATAATGTTTTTTCCCATCTCCTTGTTTGCCAATTCCATTCCGCCTTACATCGACTTCATACAACGAATCATTGTAGAATCTCAATGAAGCGGACAATGCTATTTCTTCATCATCATGTAAAAACTTATACGAGAACCCGTTTCTCTCTTCACAGTATAGTTCAACAATCCCAGCTCTTGCAAGCGAATCGACAATAGTATGAGCCTCGTGTTCCGTCATGTTATATTCGAGTCCGAACGGTAGGTCTTTGGTATAATCAGTAGGATATTTATCTGTACAAGAATGGAATGAATAAATACATGTAAATATTAAGATGTAGAATATACGCTTCATAATCAATACTTATTTACCATCTTGAAAATATTATTTATCAGCACATTTTTTCGCCAAATCCAGACCCTCTTTAAGACCATCGGCATAATTAAAAATATCATCGATAGTCTCAATGTCAATCCATTCATTCGTCTTGTAGTTATCCTTTGGCAAGCATATTTTTTTACTCCGTTTCCCTATATAAATGCGGCAAATCCACCACCATGTACTACCATCTATGTTCACGGAAAAATAAGTCTTGTAGTCGTTATATTGAATACGAGATACATCTACATACTGCCTCAATATACTGCGCACAATGTTATAGGCATCTATCTCCTCTTGTGTAGTAACTATACCTTTTTCTCGGTCTTGAAATACTACACCATCGGGAAGTTTTTCTTCGTTTATTTCGTCCGACTGTTGATTTCCATTCTCAACCTCCTGTGGCATTTGCTTTTCCTCCTTATTCTCATTCTTCATAGCCACATTCAAACGGTCGGATATAATATCGTTAATCACCGAAGCAATGGATTTCTTAACAATAGGTCTATATTGGTCCACAAGTTTTGCCGTATATTTCCCATCATTAAGATTACGGACAAAATAACGTGTAAATTCATCGTCCGGCATTTGGAAATTACGATTAAGCATTTCTTTTACTTGTATCGTGATTTGTAACTCTTGTGCCGTACTCAATATATCTTGCTCATTATAATAAGACTTATGAAACTTTTTTAGTTGCTCAATATCGTTGTCCGATAAATCAAGCATATTCACCACAAGGAACGGCTTTTCGTCCATTATGTTCACCTTTTCTAAATCTGTATAAAAGCGATATTCTATTCCATTCGTCAAGACCCCAAACCTAGCCTTTGAAGCAACAAAATATCTTTGTAACTGAGTGTCATGTAAATTCAAGTTTTGTTTACAATGCTTGCATTCTATAAGTAGTATAGGATTTTCGTCCTTCATTATGGCATAGTCTATTTTTTCGCCTTTCCTCTTAACTAAGTCACAATCCATTTCCGGTACAACCTCAAAGGGATTGAATACATCATACCCCAATGCTGCTATCACAGGCATTACAAAAGAGGTTTTTGTCGCTTCTTCCGTTGCTATGCTATCCTTCTGTTTAGCAATTTTCTCTACAATCTGTTGAATTGTATCTTTGAAATCCATATCTTATGCTGTTAAGATTGTTTCGTCAAAAGTATAATACAATAATCATTTATTAAAATATTTATGCTTACACATTAGTTAAACTTTATTAACTCTATTCTATTTTATCAAAAGTATATGAATTTCATACACTTTTGTATATTTGCAAATGATGTGATGTTACATCTACCCCTTTTAATCGAAAAGACTCATGTCCGGACTTCATTTTGATATAACAGGTGACAATTCTAATTTTCTTCGTAAACTACGAGAAGTAGAAACCGGAGTAACCAATACTTCTAAGGAAATAGAAAAAAATGGATTGGGCATAGAAGATATGTTCAACAAAATGACGAAAGCAGCTGCAGCTTTTGGGGCTGGCTTTACAGCAAAAGAACTTATCCAAAATATTATACAAGTAAGAGGTGAATTTCAACAATTAGAGGTCGCCTTTACCACTATGCTTGGAAGTAGTGAAAAGGCAAACGTCCTTATGGCTCAGCTCACAGAAACAGCCGCCAAAACTCCATTCGATCTACAAGGTGTTGCCAATGGAGCTCGTCAATTACTGGCTTACGGTACTTCTGCCGAAGATGTTAACGAGACTCTTATACGATTAGGGAACATTGCAGCCGGACTTTCACAACCTTTGGGAGACTTAGTATATCTCTATGGTACAACTATGACACAAGGTCGACTTTATACACAGGACCTAAACCAATTCACTGGACGAGGTATTCCAATGATAAAAGAACTTGCCAAAGAATTTGGAGTAGCTGAAAGTGAAATCAAAGGAATGGTAGAAGCCGGTATGATAGGGTTTCCAGAGGTTCAGAAAGTCATACAGAACCTTACCAACGAGGGTGGTATGTTCTTTAACTTAATGCAAGAACAAAGCAAAACCATTACCGGACAGATTTCTAACATAGGAGATAGTTTCTCGATGATGTTGAACGAAATCGGCAAAGCGAATGAAGGTATTATCAATGATGCATTATCCAGCGTCTCTTATTTGATAGAAAACTATGAAAAAGTAGGAAAAATACTAATTGAATTGGTCGGTACATACGGAGCATACAGAACTGCGCTTATGGCTATTACTGCATTACATAACCTTCAAGCTGCTGGTATTACTGCATTGACAGCTAAAGAGGCAATACATTATAGTTGGCTAGTGCTTACACAAAAAGCTCAATCCCTACTCAACAAGACTTTACTTGCCAACCCATATGTCGCAGTAGCAGCGGCAGTAGCAGCACTAGGTTTAGGTATTTATAAATTAGTCACTTATCAAACAGAAGCAGAAAAGGCACAGGAAAGGCTGAATGCTGCGGAAAAGGAATCTGAGAAAGCAGCCTTATCTGAGCAAAGGGAACTTGCTAAGCTCAATGGAGAATTGTCTTCATTAAAAGAAGGTACAGATGAATATAATACCGTCAAAGAAAAAATTGTTGCAGGATATAGCAAGTATTATGATGGACTCGAAGAAGAAATAAATAAGGTTGGACTCACGGAAGAAGCTTATGAAAAACTCACAAAAGCAATCACAGATTCTTACGGGGCAAGACAATACCAGCATTTCAAGTCGCAGCAGGAAGATTGGTTGGACAACATAATGTCCGATAATCTCGGAAAGATACAAGACCGCCTATATAGCGAGTTAGGAGATAAAGAAGGTGCAAAACTCTATTCACAAATCTACCATGCCATATTGGAACGAAGAGATTTGGATGCTGCGATCCAAGACAAACTAAATGAAATACAAGGCAAAGGTACGATTTTTGCGGATTCACGTATTGATACATATATCTCCAATATCCGAGAAGCGCAAAAAATAACAGAGGATTTAGATGAAAAAGCGCGTGAAAAGTTTGGCGTTACAAGTATAAATACCTCTCAACAGGCAGCAAATGAGCCATTTTCCACCGAAGGTAAATCCATCTCCCAACTTGAAGAAGAAATCAAGAAGGCTGAAACCTCACTTGCCTCATTAAAAAAGGCCCTTGCAGACGGCAGCGGCACGAAAGAAGCAGTGGAGCAACAAGAGGCTTATATCAAGTCGCTTCAAGACACTGTACTTGAACGTGAGAAAGATTTGAGGGTAATCAATGAAGTCAAAACACAAATCTCAAAATTAGAGAAAGAGCAGGGAGAAACTGTAAGCGGAAGCAAGGAATACAATGCGTTACAATCACGAATTGACGCACTCCGTGCAAAGCTGCCTAAAACAGCCACTGGATTGACTGACATAAATGCCTATACCGACCAGCTGAACAGGATTAAAGAACTCCGTAAAAAAAATGCAAGTGAACGAATACGACTTGATACGGATTTGGAGAACCAAGTAGAACAGGCTCGGATAAATGCGATGGAGGACGGCATAGACAAAGAAATGGCGCAACGTGAACTGAACAACAAAATAGAATTACAAGACATCGAAAGACAGAAGCAGGAATATATCCGTAAAATTACGGAGGCGCAAAGACAAATATTTGAAGCAGAGGAGAACGCCAAAGCCGCCAAAGATAAAAACTACAATAAAAAGACGTTTGACCCTTCCTCTGTCTCTGTTGATACATCGATGTTTGACAACATGTCAGAATACACCAAACAGAAGCAGGCCAACGAAACGTCAAATTATTATAACAATATTCTCGCCAAGTATCAAGACTATACAGCAAAGCGTTTAAGCGTTGAAAAGAAATACCAGAATGATTTAGCAAATCTGGAAAAAGCGGGAGGTACGGAGGCGCAAAAGGCTGAATTGTCCTATCAGCGGAAAGAAGCATTAAACGCTATTGATAAAGAATTTGCCATGCGTGAAGTTTCTTTCCAGACGTGGGCAAATAGTATAACAAATATGAGTTTGGACGAACTGGAACGGTTGCTTACCGAAGCGGAACAGGAATTAGCACGCATGGAAAATGAAGTAGGGACAAACGGAAACGAACTTGCAGTGCAGCGTGCAAAGGTAACGGCAACGAAAGACCGAATCGCCAATATAAAAAGTAAAGAAAGCACATCGCCGGATAAACGAAGTATTAAAGAGTGGCAGGAGTTGTATAAAACTTTATCTAAGGTAGAAAGAGAGTTTGAAGAACTTGGAGATACAATAGGGGGCACGGTCGGTGAAATCATATCCGCAGCCGGAAGTATCTCCTCTTCTACGTTACAAATGATTGATGGTATTGTAACACTTGCAAATAGTTCTTCTACTGCCATGTCAGGAACGGCCGAAGCTACATCTACGGCAATTCAGAATGTAGAAAAAGCCTCCGTAATACTGTCGATTGTAGGTGCAGCCTTGCAAGTAGCAACAAAAATAGTAAGCTTATTTAAACAAGAGTCGTCGTATGAAAAGTACGAAGAAGCAAAGGAGGTGTACGAGTCATATATAGATATATTGGATCAGATAATCGAGAAACAATTGGAATTAGCCGATTCGCTGGCGGGAGAAAACGCACAGGCTGCCTATGACAAAGCGATAGAATTATACAAGAAACAGGCAGATTCGGCACGGGTATTGGGAGCACAATATTACAAATCTAGGGAATCCGGGGAAAAATCGAAAGGGTATCAAGATTTTTACGATATGTCTGCCGCCGGTTGGCAGCAAGCCGCATCCGCACTAGGTATATCTGCGAAGGAATTGGCGATGATGATGTCAAAAAACATGACTAACTTATTTAACCTTCCCGTTGAGCAATTAGAAAAACTAATGTCGGAAGCTCCTTTATTTATAGCACAGCTGGATAGTGAAGCGCAAGAATACATAAAGCAGATTATCGAAGCGGAGAATAATATTAAATCGACGGCAGAGCGAGAGATGGAGAACGCCACAGGCATATCTTTTGAATCTTTCTCCGATGACATATTAGAGTCCCTGTATGATGTGGAGAAAGGAGCGGAGGATATTGCGGACGACATCGCAGACTATATGAGAAAAGCTCTCATTAAAGCCATGTATGTAAAGCAATATGAACCGGAAATGCGCAAATGGTATGAGATGTGGGCGGAGGCGACAAAAGACGGAGAAATCGACACGGAAGAACAGACCGCACTGGATAACCTAAAAAATTCAATTATTCAAGGAGCCGAAGCGGGAGCCGCCGCTATCAATGCACAATTTGGAACAGGTTCTACCACCGAACAAAAGTCGACAGCCGGAGGTTCTGAAACCATGTCACAAGATACAGCAACGGAATTAAACGGCCGGTTTACAGCGTTGCAGCTTTCTGGTGAAGAAATCAAAAATCAAATGATTTCAGCCGTAATCTCTCTAAATTCTCTTTTATCTTTATCAACTAATAGCAATTCTATATTAAATAACATTCTTAATCAACACGTGATTACTAACAGCTACTTAGAAGACATTGCAAAATACACGAAGCCAATTCTTGAATTTGGCGATAAATTTGATAGAATGATTTCAATTTTTAACAATAAACTATAAAATGGCATCGGGAGAGTTTTACATAAATGGGAAAGACTGCTATACAACTTGGGGTATAAGTATGGATACATCATCTCTTTCCTTCTTAATGACACCGTCACCTTTAAAAGAGTTCATCGAAAACAAGTCTCGATTAGAAAATGGCAAACGAGTCCTGTCCTCTAATCCTAAAATCGATGAACGAAATATCACTTTAACTTTTAACCTGACGGCAAAAACGGAAGAAGAATTCTTTTCAAGATACAACAGCTTTTGTGAAGAATTGGCAACAGGCATAATAAATATAAAAACAAAGTATCAACCAAATATTACTTACAAAACAATCTATATTTCATGCAATCAATTTACGCAATTCATGAGAGGAATAGCACGATTTTCTCTAAAACTTGTCGAATATAATCCAGCAGATAGAAATTCATAAAAAAGTGCATGTTTTTCATATACTTTTATTATCTTTGACTGAAATCGTATGAAGATATACGAAACCATCATGATAGACATTAAAAACATACAAGGAGATACTATTTTATCAGTTCCTATAACAGAAGAATGTGTTCATGTAGAAGAATTGATGAAATCCGATTATGTAGAATTGTCGTGGAACTCGGACCAAAATGAAGAGATTCCGGTAGGGGCTTATATCATACTCGATGGTGAGAAATATTCTCTTTTGGATCCATATAATCCAGAACAAAAGAACGAGGTCGAATTTCAATACAAACCACAATTTCATTCGAAATTTATATCATGGGGTAAAGTGCCTTTTTTCATGTATTCTTATGATGAGAATAACGAGATAACTAATCGGGAGCCGGATTGGTCTCTTACCGATAACCCGGCCAATTTCATGAGTGTTATTTGTAAGGCTATCGAGAACGAAACCGGGGATACATGGACTTACGCCGTCGATTCTTCTCTTAACGCTTCCACTTCTTTGTCTTTCCAATCAATCGACATATTGTCTGCCTTGAACAGTATAGCATCTGCGTTTGATACAGAATGGTGGGTTGAGAAAGATTCCATGATTATTCATCTGTCGAAATCCGAACATGGAGCTGTTGTTTCTCTCGAAGTTGGTGAAAACATCAATACACCTTCGGTCACGGAGGGAAAAGATGGGTATTATACCCGATTTTACGCATTCGGGTCAACTCGAAACATCGTACAGGAATACAAAGGTGCTAATGTCAACAATTTGGTCAACAAACGGCTGACTCTTGACCCTAAAAAATATCCGAACGGATATAAAGATATAAGGCCAAACCTTCAACAGGGAGAGATATTTAGCAAAATCCTCCAGTTCGATGATATATACCCTTCATCGGAACTCTCCATATCAGATGTCAGATTCCGCCTTATGTGGCGTATAGACTCGGAAACGAATGATAAAATACAGATAGGCACAGATGAAAACGGAGACCCTATATACGACCAATATGCGATATGGTATTTTCAAATACCGGAATTTAACTTCGACAATTCCACTTATGACGAAGAAAAAAATCCGAATGGTATGCTTATACCCAATAAAGTACCTTCGGTACATTTCCAATCGGGGGCTTTGCAAGGTATGGAATTTGAGCTTATATACCATGATGAGAGTAAAACAATAACAAGTGATGATGGTATAAGCTTCGAAGTCAAAAAAGGAGATTTCGAGATTAAATATAAAGAGGAAGAAGGTAACTATATTATCCCTGCTATTACGGGACTTATACCGTCGGAAAATGACGATATTATCCTATTCAACGTCAAAATGCCGGAAGAATATACAGATTCGGCGTACATACGTCTAGAAACGGCTATGAACGAAGAAATAGAACGGCTTTCTTCCGACCAAAACAATTACCAGTTTTCATCTAATCCTGTGGTGTTCAATGAAAACAATCCTGATTTATCCATAGGAAGAAAAGTCGAATACATAAACACAGGATATTCATATGTTACTCGTGTTATAAGCCTTACAACCAAACTCGACTATCCTTGCGAACAGACTATTACCATCGGGAACAACCTAATAAAAGGGAATACGCAAGAACTGAAAGAAGAGGTTGCATCTGCTAATAAGAATATCGACTTGATTTCTGCCATCAATGATATGACGGCTTCCTTGCAACAATCGTATCAACGGACTGTAAAACAAATGCAGGAAGGATTTGCCCGTATTAACGATATGTGGAAATTCGACACAGAGTTGGAAAATACGATATACTCGAAATTTAATGTGTATTCACAGGGTGGAATATCCGCTCTTGGTGTATGGCGTGGAGAAGGGGGTGGCGGTGGTGGAGGGCTCATCAAGCTCGTTCATGGGTTCGACGATCTGGGCGGCGTGTTCGACAACACCACGATGACGGATACTTTCAACGCCTACACCATCAACGAGATCTGGAAACTTGCCAACGCCGGCGCATCTACGATAGGTACAGGCAATGTGGTGACGGCGGTCAGCAAGACAGCCCTCGGTATCGTTGTCACCAAAGGCATCACCCTGTACGATTGGGTGCAGCAGCCGAACAAGCCTACCTATTCGCTGGCCGAGATAAACAACGTGAGCGGTACATATACGGGGCTGACAGTCGGACGTGCGGTCGAATCGGACAATGCGAAAAAGTTGAACGGACTTGACAACGGGGCTTTCCTGTATAAGAGGGGCGGCATGTATGAGACAGCCACCGGAAACGGGTGGTTGATTCGCACGAAAGTCGAAGAGGCCGAGGCGGCTATGTTGACGTTGCATCTGATCGGAAATGGATATTATAGCCGACGAATTATCAATACGATCGTACAGGCGTATAATTATGCCCCGAACGATGTCGAGTTTACGGCTACGGCCGGTACGCATTTCGGTGACGATTTGGGTGACGTGAAGGTGTTCTTGTACGGGGGACACGTGTGCTTTTGGGTTTCGGCCAAGACCGATTACCAGACCTGCTCCATATTCGTCTATAACACATACGGGGCTTTGAACGGGACTTGCGAGAACTGTGTGGATAGTATATCGTTGTCTCCCATGCCGGCAGTCGGCGTGAGCAAGCTGACCGTGGTGACCCCGTCTGTCGCCTTGACGGATAACGATTCCATCGCCGCCGACAGGCTTAAAAATATCCGGACGATTTGGGGAAATCCGTTTGACGGATCGAACGATGTGTCCGGAAGTCTGTCGGGAGTCCGGGATATAACGATGGAGGGAGACATCGATGGAGCGAATGTAATCAGGGCTAAGGGTATAAACCTTTCGACCGGGAGTAAGTCTGTCTCCATCTCCGACGGAAGGATTGTGGCGACGAATAACATAAGGTCAAAGGAGAGTGTCACATCGGACGGTAACATCACGGCCGGAGGGGATATATCGTCGCAAGGCAATATCTCGGCACAAGGCTCGGTCACCGCTCTAACGACTTCGGACATGCGTTTGAAGCGAGATTTCGACTATACCATCAGCTATACTGACAGACTCTTGGCGATGGGCAGGGTATGCGATTTCCGATACACCGAAAAAGCACGGAAGCGTAACAAGGGCGGCGTGGACGGGGAAGCCCATACGGGGCTGATCTATCAAAAGGTGAAAGAGGTGTTGCCATCGATGGCATACAAGACGGAGGACGGTCACGGAGCTTTGAACTACCTCTCGCCCGACTATATCAACACGATTGCCGGAGCAACGCAGGAGACAGCCCGTCTGGTTAAAGCCCTTATAGGAGATATAGAACGATTGAAAAAAGAATTGTCCGAATTAAAAGGGAAAGGAGGAAAGTGAGCCTATGGCCATCGATAAAAACAAGATAGCAGCTCCGGTAGCGATAACCGACCCCTATAACCTACTTGGAATTTATCCGAAGAACGGGGTATGGGACGTGGCCGACATCGTTGCCCTCGAACGACCCCTGTTGCAGGGTGGCCGTCCGGGACGTATCAACAAGTGGAGCCGGCATAAACCGGTGCGCTATCCGCAGGCCGCACCGCTTTCCGAAAACTATCCCCAGCAATCCGGCGGGGTCACTACATACGTCGATCAATGGGAAGGGAGCGACACCGACAAAAATCAGGGCATACGCTATGGGCTGAAAGCCACGATACCGCACGGCACGAATATCGTCGCTATCCATGATACCTCTTTCGATTATGTCGCCTATCCACACCCGGGTACGGATTTTTGTCGCCTCAGTGACTTCGACGGCTACGACCACAATGCGGAACCTAATTTAACGGGAAGCCGGATCGACGAAATCAGTGCGGACATGCCGTATCTTTTTGTCGACATTAACTATTACGACGCTTCGGTGAATCCTACCGGCGTACCCGTCGAGTCGTGGCTGTCGCTGGCCTCCGACAAGAGTATCGGCGATTATTACCCGGCTATTTTGGCAACCGATGGAAATGGAAGCAGTTTTGCCCGATTGCTGACAAATACCTCGACAAATACCGTAACCACCTTGCGGGTGGGCAATGTGTGGTACTCCGCTTTCAAGGTCAAGTTTTTCAGTGACGGTACTACTCCGCCGATACTTCCTGTCGGACAGAGCGACACATTTCCGGGGGAGGATTCGATAGGGACGAATTTGAAGGTGACATTGTTCCTTATCGATAAGAAGTCGTTCGAATACTGGACAGGGGTCGACAAACAGATCACCGTGGCGGATTATTTCCCCATACCCACATCGATAGCTATGACAGCCGAGATAAACAGCACATATACCCCGATTAAAATCGTGGATTTCACTTTCCTTTCGAGTTACTTTCAGGTGCGTATCAGTTTTCCGAACGGAAATCCTCCGGTGGGTGAGAAATACACCTTCCGCATTTCGGGGTCCGGATTCCTCGCGATATATGATTACGAATACAAGGGAGCAGGGATTCTCATTTTGAATATCCCTTTGGGGACGATACATCCGGACCTTCCACCGGGAACCCATACCTATTACCTGACCTGTTCCGTGTATGGGGTCTCCTCGTCGGGTGAGGCCGGCGTTCAACTCGACTCCCTATCCAAAAACGTGACATTTGACATTCCCGACAGCGGGATTATCAGTTAACCATAAATACAAAACATTATGATTGAGTTAGTAAAAATCAGCGAAAACATCAGCCGTTCGTTCAACGGAAAAGAGACTGTGGAAACCCTGCAAGCGGTCAATTACCGAATTGTGGAAAACGGTGTGGAAAAAGGTCATGTCACTGTCGGGCAAGGCAGTTTTAACATGAATGTCTATTCCATGACCTCCACGGTCGAGGAGACAAAGGGCCTTGTGGAAAAAATGTTCAACGCATTATCCGATGGCAGCGATGAGTGACAAAAAGTACGAAGAGAAATACTCATGGGAGGATATTAAGTTTACCATTGGCTTTGAGGACAGAAACAAGCAGCCCATCGATGCCGAGACGAAGAAGTTTAAGTTCATCTACAAGGACGAGGCCGGTTGTTGTTGCGAAGTGAGCTACGACGGAAAGACACGTAAGAACTGTGTGTTCCGTGACGGCGTGCTGTACGGCATATTCAATTCCGGAACTTTCCGCTATGGCTTGCTCACGGTCGAGAGGCATTACTGGATAGAGGATGCCGATTTCGATGACGGCAAATGGGACTATGGCGATGTTTACAAAACCAATATAATCATCAAGTGATATGGCAGATAGTGATTGCATAATCGTTCATGAGCAGGTGGTAGTGCCCGATGCCGCCGTGGTGGAGGAAATGGTTGCCTTGCCCGGTGAAAAAGGTGACAAGGGAGACCCTTTTACCTACGACGATTTTACGCCCGAACAAATCGCCGATCTTCAACGTCCTGCGACAGAGGCGGCGGCAGTCGCCAATCAAGCGGCTGAAAAGGCAAACAAGGCGGTCACGGATATAAAGACTCTCGGTGTCAAGTTGACGGCAGAAGAAGCAAAACGGGAATCTGCTGAAAGCAGCCGTGCCTCGGCGGAGAGTGAGAGAGCCGAAGCGGAATTCCAAAGAGAGACGAGTTTTTCCCAAATGCAAACTACGCTCGAAGGGCTTATTACGGATACCCGCACAGCCACATCGAACGCCAACACAGCGGCGGGAAATGCGGATAATGCCGCAACGGAAGCGAGCAACTCGGCAACTCTCGCTAATGAGGCGGCTGATAAAGCGAACCAAGCGGTGGAGAGCATAGACGATAAAATCTCCGGGAAACAAGACAGATTGATTAGTGGAGAAAATGTCGAAATAAAAGACAACATTATTTCTGCGCAGGGGATAAACGGGAAATTATTCGAAGATACGAGTAAAACCTACCAGCTGTATTATTTTAAAAACGGTTTGTTCTTTTATTGCAACAAGGATAGCAGGCTTGCCTGCTGGAATGAACAGACAGGAGAAGATACCGTTTATGATGAAATCCCGTTAAATATACATTCATATCAATATATTAGAAACTCTTGCTTCGTTTATAAAGACGGTAAAATCATTGTACCTAACAGTAGTGCCATCACCTGCTGGGATTTAGATACACGAACTAAGATATGGACTTTATCAGAACCGTACTATAATTGCAACTTCATCGAATATAAGGACTTCGTTTATTTTTACAAAAATGATAGCGTTCTACGACTGATAGATTTTGAAACCGGTCTCACTGAAAAAGAATTCGATCTGAAAGAATTGTCCGGAGCCTCCATTTCAGATATTCAGAATTTCGGACAATGCGAATACAACGGATTCAATTATTTCCTGTCGTACAGTAATTTGTTTAAAATCGACAGTTCCAACGGCGATATTTCATTTGTAGGGAAAATAGAAGGTTCAGGATATAACATTATCGTCTATTTCAACAGTGCGGCTTATGTTATCAGCCATCAAAAGATTTGTACGATAGAGATGTCAAACATAGAGAACGGAACTCTTGCCAAGAAAAACGAAGCGGGATATACCATGAATACTTATGTCAATGTTTCCCCAAGCGATTCATTGATGGGCAATGCGATTTATGGTTATAGATATAAACTCACTTTCAACAGCTTGTACTATAATATTTATGTATATGCAGATATAAATATGGACGAATATGTCGGGAGAGTGATAAAAGGAGATTTCGGGTATATTCAGATTCCTAACCCTAATTTGGGAAATGGAAAACTTCTGTATCCGAGGTATAAAAAATTCAATTGATATGATACAAGTTAAAATATACGACGAAAGAGTCACTAATATTTATTATGGCGAAACCCTGATAGAAGGATTCATACGAATAGATTCTATCCCATCGCCCGAAGAGATACCCGGAAAAATACCCGTGATGTATTACCGTAACGGTGCGATAGTCTATGAGTACGAAGAAGCACCGGAAGCGACGGAGGACGGCACGGAAACACCTCCCGTACCAATGGACTACGGAGAAACGGTAAACGGATTGATCCGTCGGAAATATACCTTGTCGGAGGAGTTGGCGATACTTCGGCAAAGGGACACGAAAGCAGAGGAGTTCGAGGCTTATAACGCCTATGCGGAATCCTGCAAAGAGGAATCCAGATTGTTAATCGAAAAACAGAAACATTGATATGGGAGGGATAAACGAGGCTACGGAGGTAGCCAGAGGGATAAGCGAACAGGGGTTCTTGGTGATGACCGCCGCATTCTTCTTGGTGTTGTCGGCCATGATGATGGTGGCCTGCTTCAAGTGGTTCAAATCGATTATCACCAAGAGTATGGAGGATTACGGAGAATCCCTGAAAGAGCTTATTGAAAAGACGAACGACCAGAATAACATGTTGTCCGACATATCGGAAGGTCTTAGACCGGAAACGCAGCTTCGGATAAAGAACATGACAAGTGAATTTTTCAACCTTTCCGCCAGACGGGTTTTGGAAATCATCGAGCAAGTTAGGGCAGAAAATCATATATCCGACAGGAATAGGACGCATGAAAAAATTATCGAGAAGCTCACGACCCAGTACGAGGACAGGAACAGCCGTTTCGATTACTTTACCTATCAGGGAAAGAGGCTGTCTCGCTATGCCAATCCCGAATGGATAAACTGGGTAGCGAAGGTCGTCGAGGACGAGATATATGCCCATACGGTGAACGATGAAAGATCTAAAACCAATGTATTTTCTGTCTATGACCGTATCAAGCTCGATTTTTATCACCGATTAAATAACGAATAATATGAAGAAAATTTTGGAAAGAATCAAAGGGTTGTTATTGTCTATTCCCCACGACAAGCTGCTGCATTTTATCGCAGGAGGTGTCATCGCCTCTTTCTTCGCCATCGTGATAGGTGCGACGGCGGAATATTGTGTGCTGTTCTCTGCCATAGCGGGCTGTATCAAGGAGGCTGTCGACGAGTGGAGGAAGCCGGGGGCTTGGTCGTATGCCGACTTGCTGGCGACCATACTGGGAGGGCTGGTGATTCAAATCGAGGTCTGGATTGCCTGACGAAAAAAAAGAATTTTTATAACCCGGCGACGGGAAAGCGTTCTTTGACTTCTTGGAATCACCGTTTGATTTATGTTAAATATGAATCAAAACCAAAATCTTATTTGCAAAAAGGATTTCTTATACCTATTTTTGCATGGGACATAATTACGTCTTTGGTACACGTTTATCCCCATTCTTAATGGTGGATAAGCCCGACAAAGTCCTATTAAATGGAGAACTTTTAGATATGGCAGACAGAATCCAAATTGCACCAGAACGGTATGTATGGGCTTTGAATAGAGCTGGACATACAGAAGGCAGCTATATGGATAGCCACCCTAAGAGTCATATACAGGAATGGATTTCAGGAGAAATAAGACCGACATATAAACAGCTAGATGATTTCGCTAAAAGTGTCAATCTTCCTGTTGGTTATCTTTTTTTAGAAAATCTGCCGGTAGAAGAAATTCCTATCCCCATGTTTCGAGGTGAAGCAGGACAACAGAATCATTTCAACTTGAATGTATATGACACGGTAATGAATGTACAGGCAAGACAAGAATGGTTGGAAGAATATCTTAATGAGAATGAAATAGATACATGCAAATTTGTCGGTTCAATAAGCACTAAAACCTCAATAAGTGAAGCTGTCAGCAGACTACGTTCGATATTGGATCTTGAAAGCAGATGGGCTTTTAGTCTGTCAACTCCGGATGCGGCGGTCAGCCTTCTTGGACAAAAGTTGGAGGATGCCGGTGTCTTTTTAGCATACAATGGCGTTGTTGGAAATAACACTCATAGAAAATTGAAAGTAAGTGAGTGCAGAGGCTTCGCATTGGTAAATGAAAAGGCGCCGTACATATTTGTTAATAGTGCGGATAGCAAGAGTGCCCAACTCTTTACTCTCATTCATGAAACTGCACATCTTATGCTTGGCGTAAGTGCAGGTCATGCAGGAAGCGAGGGCTTTCATCATGAAGCTACCGAAAGATATTGTGACAGGGTGGCAGCTGAATTTCTTGTTCCGGCATCGGTGTTACGTGAAATATGGAATAATGACACGAAATCGGCCTCACTAAGATTTAAGGCCAGCGAATTAGTCATCGCAAGACGCGCCCATGATTTAGGACTTATGTCTGACACGGATTACAAGGACTTTTGGGCAATATATAGCCAACGCCAGATTTCAGCCCAAAAGAAATCCTCGGGAGGAAGTTTTTATCTGACAAGCGTCAAACGTGTAGGGCGTAGTTTTGCCATTCATGTTAGAAACGCAGTCAATAACAGGCAGCTTGGTTATACGGAAGCATATCGTTTAACCGGATTATACGGAAAAACGTATGATCATTTTATGACCCATAACATTTGATACGGCATGGAATATTTATTCGATACAAATATATTCGTAGAATCCAAGAAAAACCTGCCAATGGATGTCTGGCCAATATTTTGGACAAAGATGGTTGAGTTAATCAATTCCGGCATAATTCACTCCATTGATAAAGTTAAAGAAGAAATCGACAGAGGTGGAGACGAACTCACGGAGTGGATTCATAACAATGCTCCCAAAGGATTCTTCCTGACACAAGATTCTGCTGTATTAACTAAATTGGCAGAAACAATTTCTTGGGCTCAGAGTTGTCCTATAAATTTTACTCAGTCTGCGATTTCCGGATATGCGAGTGTTGCAGATTCTTATCTTGTTGCAACGGCAGCTGCAAAGAATATGGTTCTAGTCACATATGAGAAAAGTAATCCACAACGTCGAAACCGTGTTATGATACCTGATGCTTGTAATGCGATAGGTGTAAGAAGCTGCGATTTGAATACAGCATTTAGGGATTTGGGTATAAAGATTTGAATATATCTCATACATTCGTTACAAGCGGTGATTCTAAAAAAGTCACCGCTTTTTTTGTCGCCAAAATGAAGAAAGACATGAATAAGAACGTACAGGATTTTGTCATCGAGACGATTCAATCGATTGCCTCGAAAATACCGGGAATAAGTATCAGGTATGCCTACGACATACAGACCAACTTCCATATCGTGGAGGTCTCTCCTGAAAGCATAAGAAGAGGCCGTGAAGAATACATGGAAATGGAGTATCTGTTATGGAAAGAATTTCAAGAAAAATTTCCGGAAGAGGATTTGCTCGTATCTGAGCCGGACAGAATTAACAACATGGAAAACTTAATCTTCGAGATATGAAATACTTCACGATGAAAGAACTCACAAAGAGTTCGACGGCCGATAAACTGGGTATAGACAATACCCCGACGACCGAAGTGTCGGCCCAGTTGTCGAACCTTGTCACTCATGTTTTAGACCCTTTGCGGGAGATGTACGGGAAGGCGATAACCGTCAATTCGGGCTACCGTTGTCCCAAACTCAATGCCGCCGTGGGTGGTGCGAAAAACAGCCAGCACATGAGGGGTAATGCGGCCGACATCACGGGAGGAAGCAGAGAGGAGAACAAGAAACTGTTCGAGCTTATACGGGATAACCTTCCCTTCGACCAGCTTTTGAACGAGAACGATTACAGCTGGGTGCACGTGTCTTATGTGTCTACATCGAAGAACCGGAAACAAATACTGAGCCTATGAGACATATCGTATTCCTATTGTTGTTTTTGGCTATCTTGGCTGCGACGAGTTGTACCAGACATGTGTACGTTCCGGTGGAGACGACAAAGAGCGACACGGTGTATCTGAATCGGGTGAAGCTCGATTCCATATACATGCGGGACAGTGTTTTCATCGAGAAATCGGGAGACACGATACGGGAGTTCCAATACAAGTACATATACAGGTTCAAGGACAGAATCGATACGCTGTATATATCCAAGACGGACAGCATACAAGTACCCTACCCCGTCGAGGTAGTAAAGTACAAGACTCCCCGATGGTGCTGGTGGGCTCTCGGTGGCATTGTCTTGCTGCTTGTCCCTTACATCATGAAATGGATAACAAAATTGAAAGGACTGGGTTTCTTGATATAATTTGATTTACGACTCCTTCCGGGGCTTCGGAGTATAAAGAGGAAAGCCTCAATCTCTTGCTGCTCTTCCAAAACTAACAAGAGACAACATCACGGGGAATGTTACGAGGCTTTCACAGCCTTTAAACAGGAACGTGATGTTTTTTATTGTGTCAACAATCTATAATTTAACAAATATTTAAAAAGCAAGAGATATGAAAACCAATGAAATCTTTGAACACGTCTTGCAAATCGTTTGCGAGGAATGTGAGCTGTGTTACGGCGAATTGATTAACGGTGCGAACAAAAATGCGGTCGACGCACGTTGCCTGCTCATCTGTGCGTTGGTATCGCTCGGCTTCTCCGAGGAGAACACCGCCGCTTATCTTTCCATGACCAGACAGGGAGTGAACAAATTGAAAAACAGCCTGAAACAGCGGTGTTCGGGAAGTTTTATTCTGACAACGACAAATCAACGGGTCAGCAACAGGATAGCCACCGAAATCCGAGGATAGCAACGGCAATAGCCATACGTTTGTATGCGGCCGATATTGGCCGTAACCATCAATTATATCTATATGGAAAGAACGTATGTTTTCAATCAAGAGCCCAATGGTGGCGGAAGCAAGTTCGACATCATGGCTTTATTGCCCAACCTGATGGGTGGTAAAGGGGTCGATCCCGGACTCTTGGCCCTTCTCAATCAGGGAAGGAACAATCAGGACGCTTGGGGCGGAGGCATGTGGTGGATTTGGATTATCCTGCTGTGGTTCTGCTGGGGCGGTAACGGATTCGGAGGTTTTGGCAACCGGGGCGGGCTTCCTGCCGAGTTGAACGGCGATGTCGGACGTGAATACCTGATGTCGGCCATTCAAGGGAACGGTAATGCCATCAACCAACTCGCTTCGTCCTTGAACTGCTCTACACAACAGTTACAATCCGCCTTGTGCAACATTCAGGGCTTGATTCAGGGTGTCGGCAACCAAGTGGGCATGTCCGCACAACAGATCATCAACAGCATTCAATCGGGTAATTGTACGCTGGCTACCCAAATCGCAGATTGCTGCTGCAAGACGCAAAATGCAATCGAGAGACAGGGATATGAAACCCGTATCGCCACCTCGGAACAAACCCACTCCCTCGTGGACAGCGGCAATGAGAACACTCGTGCCATTTTGGCGAAGCTGGATTCTATCCAAACTCAGGCTTTACAGGACAAGATCACCGCTTTGACGGCAGAGAAGGCTACTTTGGCGGCTGAAATCTCCCAACGGAACCAGAATGCGACCATTCTCAATGCGGTAGGGCAACAGATTGCTCCCCTCGCTGCCGGTTTGCAGGCTCTCCAAAGCGATGTGGACGGCATCAAGTGTAAATTACCCAATACCGTTCCCGTGGTATATCCGAACATTCAGGCTGTAAACACGGACTTGTATCGGGCTGCCGCTTATGGTGCTTATGCGGGCGATGTCGCATACGGGCGCAGCGGTTACGGATGCGGTTGCAACAACTACTGGGGTTAATTCCAGTAAGAAAGGAGGTATATATGTGGCCTAACTTTTTTACAAGGTTTCCCTTTCCGTTCCCGACGCTGGGCAGAGTGAATTACAACACTCTTCCTACGGTGGCGGTGACGGTCGGCACGGAGAACGTGACTTTGGAACTTCCAAACCATGCGTTCCGTAACAGGGACTATGTGGGGGGATTCTATATCAATCTCCGTCAGGCGATACCCGCCGGAACGACCGCAACGCTTCCCATTCTCATCGGGACGAATGGGGACACGAGACCTCTGCTGGCTTACAACAACGAGCCGGTGACGGTAGAGAATATCGCCGGTACGGGGATCTATGAAATCCATTACAACAAGTACACCAACGAAGTGTACCTTGTCAACGGTGGGTACAGACCTACTACGGCGACGGCGGCAACCAACGTCGCTGCCAAAAGCAAATAATTAACACGGGGCTGCCTTTTATCGGGCAGTCCCATTAAATCAAAAAAACTATGTTTCAGAATCTTCGAGCAAACAACCAGTTATTTATCCTTCATAAGGACGAAAATCCCTTAGTGGATATAGGCTCCGTCGTCAGCGTTTCGGCTGCGAAGCCCAAGTACCCCATGCCGACACCTATCGGTCAGATACCTCAGATGGAAATGGTGGTGGACGTGGTGGTCTACGTGAACGGGCAGAACACGACGTTCCAGAACTTGCCGGCAGGGGCGGACATCGCTGACTTCGGGCAAAACGGCAACATAGTCATATCTTGTTCCAGAGAGGCCATGAACTCGGAAGTGTCGGCTATCCGGCAAAAGAGCTTGGACGAACTGAACCGGCGTAATTACCACGAGAACGTGATTGCCGGGTGCGACAAGATATTGACAGTTTTGAATCCCGAATTTGCGGAAAAGCAAAGGCAGGAGCAGGAGATTGCCACCCTCAAAGGGCAGATGTCCGAAATGAGCAGAAGCATGGCCGACCTAACGGCCATGAACAAAAAACTGATGGAACAGCTCGGTGTTGCTGAAACTAAAAACAAAAAGTAATATGGGAATGTGGTCAATATTAGAAGAAGGCCGTGGATATGAAGGATTCAATGAACGCGGCGGTAGAGAGCTCGAAATGGCCTACAAGGAAGGTTGCGAGCACGGCTACAAGAAAGGCTATGAAGCTGCCATGCGGGAAATGCAGGGCGGCGATATGGGCTTCCGTGGCAATAATGGCGGCAGTTACGGCGGCGGGAATTATGGCGGAGGTTCTTCCAGTGGAATGAACAACCGTTATGCTCCCGGTTATCCTCCTTCGTACTATGACGAAATGGGGGAGCGCAGACGCAGACGGGCCAACGGCGAGTTCTATTAATCGGGAGGGGAGAAATCCCCTCTCTTTTCAAAAACATAAAAAAGCAGTGTTATGAACCAACGATTAGACATTTATGATATTTTCCCCTCCGGCATGACGGAGTACCTTTCCCGATACGGCTGGCACTTCTCCAAGAACATGTGCGAGTGGGCGGTTTCCAGAATGAAGGCCGAAAACAAGGCCACTGGGAAGAAGGAGGAAATAAAAGCCCTTTCGAAAGAAGATGTGGAGGTCATCTTGACACAGGCGGGCGTGAAGTTGGAAAAGTCCAAAGGGTACGACCATGTATTTGTCGCCAATATGGGTAAGGCCGACTATTTGAAATCATCGATTCCCGACGATACCCATTTGGCTCTGTTTGTAAAGGACTATATCGACGACCCTGACGGTTACGACGGGTTGCCCTTTACACGTTTCTATGCCGACTGTATAGGTTCGGGTACTCCGATTATTTGGTCTGAATTAATATAATTCATATATTTGCATAAACTGAAATTTGTGCTATATGAAAGAAATTTGGAAACCAATTAGTGGATTCGAAGGACTTTATGAAGTATCTAATATGGGGAATGTAAGGTCTGTTGACAGGATCGTTAAAAGAGGGAATTGCTTTGAAAAAAGAAAATCTCACCTTATGTCTGCCGTTGTTTCTGATGGTACTCATGGATATTCTTTTGTAAACTTATATATGAATGGTAAAACATATCCGAAAAGAGTGCATCGGTTAGTAGCAGAAGCATTTATTCCTAATCCTGAAAATAAGCCTTGCATTGACCATATTAATACTATAAGGAACGATAATAGTGTTGAAAATTTAAGATGGGTAACATATAAAGAAAATGCTCTAAATAATATAACGTATTCTCGATGTAAGCAAAACACTTATTCAAAGGATGCGATTAGAAAAGCCTTAGAAACAAGAAAGAAAAACAATAAGAAAAGAGCTCCTAAAACTGTCTACCAATTTGACAAGCAAGGTAATTTTATCGCTAAGTATTATTCTGGGGCGGAAGCGTCAAGGAAAACTGGAATAGATCATAGCAGTATAATAGATGTATGTAATGGAAAATTAAATACAGCTGGAGGTTATTTTTGGGGATATGATAAGGATAAAGTTAATATCAGAGAATTGCCTGTTACTTCCAATGCAAGGAAAGTTTTGGTTTATGATAATCAATGGAATTTTATAAATGAATTTGGTTCTGTGTCAGAAGCAAGCCGTTTTACAGGTGTTTCAAGGTCGCATATAGCAAGAGCTACTAAAACTAAAAACCCGAAAGGTAAATATGGATTTAGATATAAAGAACAAAAAGACACGATTTAAAACATGATTGTTCAGGATTTCTACATAGCGAAATACGACTGGCACGTAAGGGTTTTTTACGCCGTTACCACCTACTGGACAAACACCATACTCCGGGAGCTGGAACGGATCGGTTGTACGGGGAGTAATCTGGAAAATGCTTTCAGAAGTTTGTCGTCCGGTAACTTGAATACAGGACTTACCTATTCCAATTTCGAGCATCGACGGACGGTGATGGTAATTGCCATGACGACGAGTCCCGAACAGTTCCAAAACTCTTGGGACCATGAAAAGGGGCATTTGTGCAGGCATATATCCCGGACGTTCGGCATTGACCCTTACGGGGAGGAAGAACAGTACCTTCGGGGATATATCGGGCAGAAGATGTTCCCCGTGGCGAAGAAGTTCCTATGTGAGTGTTGCAGAAATAAATTAATTCGGGAAGTACATGGAGATAGCTAAAATCATACAAGCCATCTGTTCCGGCAAGTCGAGGAAGGAGGTTTATAACCTGCTTTCGCCGGAAGAGAAGGATACCTTGAATCGGTTTGCCGATAACGGTCTTTTGAACAGGAGAATGAGGCGAAAATTTCAAAGGAATATTCGGAAATGCAAATGATGAACAGGGAAATGCCGGGGTGAGAAGCTCCGGCATTCGTGTTTAATTTTATGTCAATCATTTTTGCGGAAAATTTTCCACATCATTCGTTTTGTTAAATATTGATAAATCATAAAACATTTATACTATAATATTTTGTATATACAATAAAATGTAGTATCTTTACCATGTAATCAAAAACAAACAGTAACCAATTAAAATAGAGTCATGTTACAGAAAGGTACAGAACAATACAAAGAAGCTCAGGAATTATCCAACAGACTTCAACAGATTGCTAACTATGAAAGATGGAATAATAACAATTCGTATGAGTTGCATTTCAACCCGTTCTATCGGTTTTTAAACGAAATAATCAAGTTGAATGTGTTTGCCTCCAATGTGGCCAAAACGATAGATGAAAAATGCACTTATCCGAGTTTCAAGATTGCCAACATGTCGAGTAAGCAAGCATGGATACTTGCCTGTGCGGCGATCGAGAATAACATAAATCTTGAAGATTGTTATACACCAGTATGGGCCAAATAATTATAAATAAAAATTACTTATATATGGAAACGAAAAGAACAATGGTATTATCATTTCATGTTTGCCGAGGTGGCAGATTCTTTAACCCCGGTCATGTTGAATTTGTCGGAGAAGAAACATTCTCAGATGTGTGTAGCATGTTGTCAGATCGCTTGTTCACGAAAGACAGGGACGAGCATGGGAGGTTCTGCAAACCCTATATTGCAGACGAAGTGGGCACTGTCGTTAGTGAGGACGACGAGAACGGAAGAACAGGAGAGATAGACTTCGATGGTGATTATGACAGATATTATACTATCGAGATAGAGGATATAGACGACCTCAGCGACTCGGAATTGGAAGCCATAAGGGAGTATAAAGGGTATATAAGCGAAGATCTTGAACATCTTGTTAAAGTCGATGACGACGAGGAAAACGAGGAGGACGAAGAATGAAAAGGGAATTTCCACTATTCATTGTAGACCATAACCGGGCGCACAAGTTCGGAGAAGTCGACTTCATATACTGCTCGGACATAGACAATGGATTCATCGCCAAAGTCGAGTATATAGACGGTATTGTCGAGGAAGTCGGAGAGGATTACCGCATAGAGCCAGGATTGTCAGGATCTAATATTTCCGCAAAGATCATCATTAAGCGTATTACAGGTAAAAATCCTGATAAGACTAAAATACGGGGCCTTTTAAAACAGGCTATGAAGTATTATACATCGCTATCGACATTCTCGGCAGACATCGGAAATATTACGGTTCGACAAATGGTGTTATTCATTGATACGCTGATTTTAGACGGTCGTAAGAATGCAATTGCAGCAGGTAGTGATTATAATTATAGGAATACGGTATTAACATCTATCGCATTTTTAGAGGCGATAAAGAAGGAATTAATAGGAGTATGACAATAGAAGATTTATCGAAACAAGTGCGTAAGATTCGCGAAGAAAAGGGACTGTCCCAATATAATATCTGGAAACAGGGTATGAACTTTGGAACAGTCATTGCCATTGAAAGTGGGAAGAATGTCAACTTGAACAACTTCCTTAAATATTGTGAGATCGTAGGAATTGATGTAACTTTGGAAGAGAAAAAACAAACAGATAATACATTCAACAAATATAAAAACAAGCGTAATATGAATAATTCAAATCAACAAATTTGCATTGGAAAAACGACCGATAGTTTCGAAGTGCTAAAAAAGTTATGCGAAGAAAAGGCTAAATCTTTATTGTTAACAATGGATTTTTCTTCTGAACCGACAAAATCTGTATCTTTTTGGACTTCAGATTTTCCTGAACTTATTTGTATTGGTAATTTTTTTAAAGAAAAAGAAGGTAACATACATTATGATTTAGATTTCTCACAAAGCACATTATAGCATTTGTAAGCTGATTGTATATAATAGGCTGTCCCAGATTCTATTTTGAGGCAGCCTATATTTTATTCTCCTTTAATTAACTTGATGTATTGTAAATTAGAGATGTCATATTTGTCTGGATTGTTTACATAATCAATAACAAGATTTATCACACATGAAGCTTGCTGTTTTCTTACTTTTGTATAATATCGTATTACACCTCTTGATGTATCAGAATGTCCCAAACAATAATCGATAATAGAATCTGGAACGCCTAATTCAGATGCCATTTGAGCAAATGTTTTCCTCGCTGAATAATAAACAACCTTTTCCTTTATCCCCAACTCCTCGCACATTTTTTGTATGCACTTTGACAAATAGCTCCTAAAATTATTATATGACAGTTTGTATCCGAAATCTAATTTCCCGGTTTTATTATTTATCCATCTTTTTATGATTGGTTTTGCGCATTCTGGAATATCAAAACTAGTAACAACTTGTTCATCTGTCATATTCTTTGCTTTTTGTCTTATATATGAAATTATATTCATATTTCGGAAATCTATATCTAATAAGTCTATAAGGTTTATCCCGCCCAAATAGAATGATAGGCAAAATAAATCACGAGCCATAACTAATTTTTTACTTGTTGGGTTCGATAATCTAATCATATTTATAGTTTCGACACTAACACATATATCTCTTACCCTTGATGCCGATATTTTAATAGAATTAAATGGATGCTCTTGTATTATAACATTATGCTCTTTAATAGCACGATTGATTATTGTTTTTATATTTCTTAATTCTATAGAAATCGAAGCTTTCGACAATGATTTTTTTCTCAAAAACTTATCATAATTACTGATAATATCCTTATTTATATCTGTGATAAGAAGATCTCCATTTGTAAATTCTGTAAATTTACGTAAACTCCTATCCATGATACCAGCATATCCTTTTTGGTTATTTTCTAACAAAGTTTTAATATACAGTTTACATATTTCAGCAAAAGTAGGAATCTCATCACTGGACGAATTTTCTAACATATTCTTCAGTTGAGCACTTGTATATAGACCTATGTTTCTTATATTATCTAGTTTTTCCTGATATAAATTAAGAAGATTTCTCAGCTTTGTATTAATGATAGCCGCATCATTTCGTTTAACAACTTGACCATTTTTAAATTGAGATTCAGAATCTATTACGAAACGGGTAACAATGTAGCTTGTCACTTGCTTATGACATATTGCGATTCTAATTTTATGAGAACCGTTTTTTAACTTCTTTGCAGGAATAATTGTTAATTTGATAGTAGCCAT